ATTTAATACACAGTTAATGCCCAAGTTAATGCAAATATGGAAGATAATATCCCAATGCATAGAGTGTGACTTCGGTGGATGCTCTTGCTCATATTGCACCAACTTAGGCTCTTATTCGCACAAACAGTACAAACAAGTGGTTGAAAAAGGGGTAATGAAACCCCTTAATCGTTAATGGTCATCTTAGGTAGCTTAGGCTCTTCATCATCGAATGATACTACATCTTTCTGATAAAGCATTTGACCTATTTGGTTAATAAGCTTAATCTGATTAGTAGCAGCCTTAACAACAGTTCTTTGGTCAGTGGTATACTTCCCAAGCAATCTATTGTATGAACCTCTAACTGGCGCTCTCTCATGGTCATCAAGTAGCTTAACGATGACTTTATTAGCCCGTGCTTTCAGCTCTTCCCATGTCATATTTGACTCCTTATTAGTTATTAATTATATCATATAATATTTATAAAATGAATTATAACGTAAAATCGCTTTGCGAAATCCCCCTTATAGGGGGTATATGGGGTAAAAAGGTTAAGCATCAAAATCCTACAATTTTTTTTCTAAATAACTTGGGCAAAATGACTTTGTTTTAATTGACTATGACCTTAAATTTATAGGGTGGTAGGGCAGGGAAAAATAAATGTATAAGAAAAATATGGCCGACTTTATAGAAGAATTATCTGACCTCCCTCAAAAAGCCCAAGAGGATGTATTGCAAAATTTGTCAGACAAAATGTTACCTTTAGAAATAGATGGTAATATATTTATGGTGCATAAAAATGTTTCCGAATTAATTGATAATCTAGTAATGCAAATTAGAGAATTAAAAAAAGAGAAGAGAGTTTGGCTGAAAAAAGACTCATAAAAGGAGTTTCTCATTACGTCTATGAAGACTTAGATGAGTTTCAAAAAGACCATCCTAATACAGTAGTTCATCCAGATTGGAGAAAAGCGGATGAAAAAGACTGGGTATATTCTGACGATGATAGAATAGTACAATTATTAAAAGTATCAAAAGACGTAAGTCATCACTCTGATAGGAAAAATTATAAATTTGCAAAAGGATGGGTAAGGACTGTTGTGGGTAGCTTCTTAAATAGAGAAAATGTTAAAATGGATACGGACTTTGATAATCATCCCAACAGATATACATTCTCCACTAACATAAAGAATACTTCTGATAGAGTTCATAAAAGAAAGAAAGCTACAAATAAAGAAAAAGAATTTGCAGTAAATGTAGTAACGGGTATGGGAGCCGTAGATGCGTATAAAAGAGCATACTCAGAAATGTCAGACCAAAAAGCAAGAAAAAAAGCAACCATACTATTAAAACAGGAAAGAGTAATGAAAGAAATAGAGAAATCAGTACTTGATGTGGCGAAAGGTCTAGGTATAGACCATGAGTATATCCTAAGTAAATTGAAAAATCTTGCAGATTTTAGTGAGGATGATAACATTATTTTACAATCAACAAAAGAATTAGGTAAAATTGTGGGAACATCTGGAAATACAATTAAGCAAAAAGAAATGGGTTTATTAGGAGTATTTCAAGGGTTCTCACCAGAACAATTAGAAGGTGCATCAAGAGAATTACCAGAAAGCAATAAAGAAATTAAATCCGAGGAATAAATAAAGGGGGTATAAAATGAGTATAGGAGACGACATCCGAAAAGATGCCGATGGGAATGTAATAGGTTGTCCACATTGCGGCTCAAGGTCGGTTCATAAATCTGGATTTTTATATAGGGCAAATACTAAAAAACAACAATGGATTTGTAAAGCCTGTGGAAGAAAAACTGTAAGACCTACAATACTAGAAGAAAGTGAGTTTAAAGTACAAAATATTGACCCAGACCATATACCAATAGAAGAATTAATAGAGCATAGACAAAAACAATACAAACAAAAAGCAATATCTAAAAAAAGTAAAAAACTTGTAAAGATAGAAATAAAAGTTGACGGGCCTATTGGAATTGCTCACTTTGGAGACCCTCATGTTGATGATGATGGAACAGATATATCTCAAATTCTTCATTATATGTCAATTATTAATAAAACAAAAGGAATGTTTGCTGGTAATCTTGGTGATATTCAAAACAATTGGATAGGAAGACTATCTTATTTATACGGACAACAATCAACATCTGCAAAAGAGTCTTGGAGACTTACTGAATATTTTGTGAATAAATTAAACTGGTTGTATTTAGTAGCTGGAAATCATGATGTATGGTCTGGAGATGGAGACCCTCTTGATTTTATTATGCGAGACCATAAAGGATTATATGAAAAGTGGGGAGCTCGGATGCAATTAGTATTTCCAAATGGAAAAACAATTACTATAAATGCAAGACATACTTTTAAAGGAAATAGTATATGGAATACAGCTCATGGAGTTGCAAGAGCAGCTCAAACTGGATGGGCTGATAACATTCTTACTTGTGGGCATACTCATGTATCTGGTTACCAAGTAATAAAAAATCCAGCTAATGGCCTTATATCTCATGCATTGCAAGTAGCTTCTTTTAAAATAATGGATAGTTACGCAGATAAACTTGGATTAGATGATAAAAATATATTCAATTGCCCAGTTACTATTATTGACCCTAGATACGATGATGATGATAGTAGATTAATCACTACAATATTCAACCCAGAAAAGGGAGCTGAATATTTAACATATCTTAGAAAAGATTATGCTAAATTAAAGAATGAAAAAACTTGATAAATTTATATATAATGCTAAATTAGTAAGAGTTGTCGATGGTGATACTTGCGATGCTCTAATAGATTTAGGGTTTGATACTTTTGTAAAAAAAAGAATTAGATTTGTTGGTGTGGATACTTGGGAATCTAGAACCAAAGACAAAGAAGAAAAGAAAAAGGGATTAGAAGCAAAAGCCTATACTAAAGAAATGTTAGAAATATCAGATAATGGTAATTTTACATTAAAATCTTATGGCACTGGTAAATACGGAAGAGTTCTTGGTGAAATATTTATTAAGGATGAAGCTTTTAGTTTGAATGATTTGTTAAAAATAAATGGACATGCGTATGAATATCATGGTGGAAAGAAAAAAGCCTTTAAAAGAAAAGGTATTCAAAATGACGAAGAATGTTAAAAGAAAAAAACAAGCATATCATATTAAACACAACTATAAAAGATTTGAAGCTGTTGATGGGTACAAATTTTGGGCAAAAGATAAAGTCGATGCAAAAAGATATTGCATTATGATGAATTGGGTATTAAAAGATAGTAATGAGTGAAAAGCAAGAATCAATAATTAGAAGCCAAGTAATTTTATTGCTAAATAGAAATCAAGGGAAAGACAGTAGGATTGTCAAAAGATTTTTAAAATGTATAAATGGAGAGAGTTATAGTGAAGCAAAGAAAATCATTAACGAAGCATGACTTAAGAAGAAAAATAGAAGATATTGAAAAAGCTGTGTATTTTATATCTGAAAGATTGAGAAGATTTGAAGTTGTATTTAATGACTATATTGAAATGCAAGAAAATGTAGATAAATTCAAAGAGTTTTTAGATGGCAAACATAAACAGCCAGAACATAAGCAAAGCTGAAGAAGCTTTACAATTAGCATATAAAGACCTTATATCATTTGGTAAACTATTCCTTCCAGATGATTTTATGCGAAGCGAGACTCCTTTCTTCCATTACGAAATTGCAGATGCAATAGATGATAAAAATGTAAAACAAACTGCAATCATTATCCCTAGAGGTCATGGAAAAACTGTTCTTACTAAAGCCTCAATAGTAAAAGACTTTGTATTTGCATCGAAAGACAACTTTTTATTTTATGCTTGGGTATCAGCTACACAAAAATTAAGTGTGGGTAATATGGATTATATCAAGCATCATCTTGAATTTAACGATAGAATAAAATATTATTTCGGGCCATTAAAAGGAAAAAAATGGACTGAGGAAGATATAGAGGTTTCAAATGGATGTAAACTCATTTCTAAAAGCAATGTCGCAGGGATTAGAGGAGGAGCTAAGCTCCATAAACGATATGACCTTATCGTACTTGACGACTTTGAACATGAAGCGAATACGATTACAAAAGAAGCCAGGGATAAAAATGCAAATCTTGTCACGGCTGTTGTTTATCCAGCTATTGAGCCTCATACTGGTCGTCTCCGTGTCAATGGTACTCCCGTGCATTATGATAGTTTTATTAACAACCTTATTAACAATCATGCAAAAGCTAAGAAAGATAAAAAAGAATTTTCATGGAAAGTTATCACTTATAAAGCTTTATTGGATGAAACTACTCCTCTATGGGAATCGTTTTTTCCAATCTCAAAAATAAAAGAAAAGAAAAAGTTTTACGAAGATTCAGGTCAACCTCAAAAATTCTTTCAAGAATATATGATGGAGGTTATGAGTGAAGAAGATGCAATATGGAGAAGAGAGCATATTAGATATTGGGATGGATACTATAAACACGAAGATGGAGTTAATTATATTGTAAAAGATGGAAACGATATACCTGTTAATACATTTATAGGGTGCGACCCAGCTACAGATATTGATACAAAGCATAGTGATTTTTCAGTAATAACTGTAATTGCAATTGATACTAATAATGAATTATATGTATTAGAATATGAAAGACATAGAAGTGTTCCAACCATAGGTTCTAAGAATCCAGAGACAGGAGAAATACTTGGAAAGAAAGGAGTTGTGGATATAATCCTAGAATTGCACCAGAAATATAACTGTTTATCATCTACTGTTGAGGACGTTGCAATGAATAGAAGTATATTTCAGGCCCTAAATGATGAAAGAAGAAGGTTAAATAAGTACGATATTGCAGTAATTCCAGAGAAACCAGGTGGAACACAGAAAAGAAATCGCATTTATAGTGGACTTTCTGCTCGTTTTAGTACCGGAACAGTGCATTTACGCAAAAATATGTTTGATTTAATCAACGAAATCCTTACTTTCGGCCCGAAAATGGCTCACGATGACACAATTGAGAGCCTTTATTATTCACAAATACACGCTTTTCCACCAAATATGAAAAAAGATAAAGAAAAGAAAAGATGGTTCAAACCTAAAAGAAAAGCAAAAAATTGGTTAATTGCATAGGAGACAATAATGGCTTTATTAAAGAGAAGAAAAAAAAGAATGGCTGAGGACAAGTGGGTTCTAGGCGAAAAACTAACTAAAGCAGGAAGGGAAAGAGCCCGTCGCAGAAAAATGCTTAAAAAAGTTGGTGGTAAAATAAAAACAGTAGAAGGTATGAAAGAGGGCGGTAAGTCTGGAGCTAAGAAAACTGTAGCTGCTAAGAAAAAAGCAATGGGTGTTAAATCCAAAGTAAAAGCAAAAGACCTAGCAGATAAAGGTTCTAAGCTTACAAAAGCTGGTGTCTATCCAAAGTATAAAAAAGAATCAAAATCAGCTGGCTCCTTTAGGTCGGCTTTTAAATCAAATTGCGCAGGCAAAGGAGCTGGTTCTACTTTCACTTGGCAAGGACGTTCTTACAGTTGTGCAAAAAAATCAGATAAACCAACAGAGAAAAAAAGACCTAGTAAAAACTTTGTAGGGCCAATGCCGGTTAAAAAATAATGTATAAATTTGGAAGAAGAAGTAAGGAACGTCTTAAAGGCGTTGATGCAAGATTAGTTAATGTTCTTAATGAGCTAATAAAGATAATGGATGTTACAATAATTGAAGGATTACGGAGTAAGGAGCGGCAGCAGGAATTATTAGCGCAAGGGAAAACGAAAACCAAGTATTCCAAACACATAGAAGGAAAAGCTGTTGACCTCGCTCCTTACCCGATAGATTGGGAAGATAGAGAAATGTTTCATTATATGGGTGGAATGTTGAGAGGCCTAGGTAAGGCAATGGGTGTAAATATCCGTTGGGGTGGAGATTGGGATTCCGATGGGGATATAAATGATAACAAATTCGATGACTTAGTTCATGTAGAAATAAAGGATTAATTTTGGCAAAGAAAAAAATCAAACCACCTTTTGTTGGTCAGATTGAAGACACCTATGAAGTTTTAAAAAGAATGGGAAAAACGACTCCTAAAATGCGAAAAGAATATGCATCTTCTAAAAAAGAACAAAAGTCTCGAGAATTAAAAAGAAAAAAAGAAAGCAAAAGAAGCTCATCTGAATCATTAATAAATTGCATGAAAAATGCAAAAACAAATACAGAAAAAAAACGTTGTAAAACTACATTTGCTTTAAAAATGAAAAAATAAATGGCGAGAACAACTAAAAAAACAAAAGCCCAAATAAATAAACAATTATGGGATAGGGCAAATAATTCTCATAGACAAAGATGGCAAACTCTTTCTCAAAAGGGATATGATTTTTACCTTAACGAGCAATTAACCAAAGAAGAAAAAGATGCATTAGAAGAATCGGGTATGCCAACATTTACTATTAATAGGGTTACTCCTATAATAGAAATAATGAAATACTTTGTAACTGCTAATGACCCTAAATGGAAAGCAGTTGGAGCAACTGGAGATGATGTAGATACGGCTCAAGTTCATTCAGATATTGCAGATTATTGTTGGTATTTATCTAATGGTAAATCTTTATATAGTCAAGTTGCTTTAGATGCTCTTACAAAAGGAATTGGTTATTTTCTTGTAGATGTAGATAAAGATTCAGATAGAGGAGCTGGTGAAGTAAGATTTAATAGACTTGACCCGTATGATGTATATGTTGACCCTTCTAGTAGAGATTTTTTATTTAGAGATGCTAATTTTATAACAATTAGGAAAAATATATCAAGAAGTCGTCTTATTAATATGATTCCAGAGCACGCCGCTAAAATTAAAAAAATAAAGGCAAGTGCAAATAATATAGTTTCTTACTCAGAAAGAGATATTGATTTAGGGGAAACAATACAACCTGACGATATTACAATGGGAATAAGTTTAGAAGCTGAAGATGAAGATATTATCCCATACTATGAAACTTATCATAAAAAGAAATTTGCTTATTACAATGTATATATAAGAGTTCAACCTTCGCCAGCCGAATTAGACAATATAAAAGAAGAAGTTCAAAAACAATTAGCAGATTTTCAACAAGAAGTTGAAGTTGGGTTAATAGAAAAACAAATGCAAATTGAACAAGCTGTTCAAGCTGGTGATATTATTCCAGAAAGAGCTCAGTTAGAGATTAAAAAATCTCAAGAAATGGCAGCTCAAGCTATTAAAGAAAAAGAAATGCAATTAATGTCTGAGGCTCAAGACGCCGCTACTGTTGTTAAACAACAAATAATGAGTGAAAAGGATTATAGGATATTAGAAAAAAGCCCAGAAGTAAAGAAAAATATATTAGATGCAATAAAGTTTTATGAAAACAGAATTATTCAAACTTGTAGCGCTGGTGATGATGTATTTTTATATGAATATACATTACCTATTCAAGAATATCCAATAATTCCAGTTCCTTATATGTACACAGGAACTCCGTATCCAATGAGTGCAGTTACTCCATTGATAGGAAAGCAACAGGAAATTAATAAAGCTCATCAAATAATGTTACATAATGCAAATCTAGCTTCCAATCTTAGGTGGATGTATGAAGAAGGAGCTGTTCCAGAAGAAGAATGGGAAAAATACTCATCAGCTCCTGGTGCGTTGTTAAAATACAGACAAGGATTTGCAACTCCAACTCCTATTATGCCAGCTCCAATTAATAATGCTTTTTATTCCGTAGTCCAAGAAGGTAAAGCAGATGCAGAATATATAAGTGGCGTTCCATCTGCAATGATGGGATTTGCTCAAGACCAAGCTGAAACATATAGGGGATTACTTGCAAATGATGAATTTGGAACTAGAAGACTAAAAGCTTGGATGGGAAGCGTTGTGGAACCTGCTTTAGAGCATTTAGGTAGATGTTTTCAAATGAGGGCTCAATCACATTATACAATAGAAAAAGTTTTTAGAATTGTTCAGCCTGAAGCTGGTCAATCTCCACAAGAACAAGAAAAAGAAGTAAGAATTAATATTCAATTATATAATGATTATGGAGATGTAATTGGTAAATATAAAGATTATGCAAGTGCAAGATTTGATGTAAGAATTGTAGCGGGAGCAACGATGCCAGTAAATAGATGGGCATTATTAGAAGAATATTTTAAATGGTTCCAAGCGGGCCTAATTGATGACATAGCTATGATAGCTGAAACAGATATAAGAAACAAAAAACAAATTGTTGAAAGAAAATCTGTTTACTCTCAATTACAGGGTCAAGTACAATCTATGGAAGAGGCTATGAAAGATAAAGATGGAACTATAGAAACATTGCAAAGACAATTAGTGCAAGCCGGTATTAAAATGAAAGTTGGTGATGCATCTAATGAAATACGAAAAGATGTTTTACAAACTGAAGCTCAGCAAAAACTTCTAAGAGGTATGTTGAAAGTCGAGTTTGATAAAATGAAAGAACAAATGAAAATGGATATGCAATCTGCAAAACAAGATGTCGCTGAAAATGAGCAATAATACAACTTGAACATTAGATAAAATATCTATTAAATTAACAAAACTCTAAAATAGGAGATAGTATGTCAGAACAAGTAGGTAACGCTGTTGAAGCCCCCGAAAGTACAAGCGTACAAGATTCCGTTGTTGAAATGAGTGCAACATCTGATGATTTTTTTGAAGCATTGGATAACCAAGTCAATGGTGGAATATTAGAAGAACCTTCGCAACCAACCTCGGAACAAAGCGGTAACACGCAGTCGAGCCCTAATGCAGAAGTTCAGGTAGAAGAATCCAATAATGATATGGATACTTTACAAAAAAGGTATAGTGATTCAAGTAGAGAAGCTAAAAGGCTAAATGGAAAGCTTAACGAGCTAGAGCCTTATATGCCGATTCTTGACGCTATGCGAGAAGACCCTAATTTAATTACTCATGTGAGAAATTATTTTGAGGGTGGTGGTCAAACCCCACAAACGATGACTGAAAAGTTGAATTTGGATGAAGACTTTGTCTTTGATGCAGATGAAGCTTTCCAAAAACCTGAATCTGATTCAGCTAGAGTGCTAGGAGCAACCATTGATGGAGTAGTCCAAAGAAGGTTGAATAGTGCTTTACAAGGGCAAAAGCAAGAAAATCAAAAACTGGCAAAAGAAACTAATTTTCGTCAAAAGCATGAAATGAATGACGAACAATGGTCTAAATTTGTAGAATTTGCGAAATCTAAATCTCTTGAACTTGATGATATTTATTATCTAATGAATCGTAAAAACAGGGATGGAAAAATAGCTGACAATGCAAGACAAGAATTGCAGAACAAAATGAAAGAAGTTCAGCAACAACCGGGTACACTTGCAACGCAAGGAAGTACTCAAACAGAACAGTCTCCAGACGATTCAGTCTTTGATGCCATTTTGGGTTCGACCAATGAACTTGAAAAGGCTTTTGGTATTTAAGTAATATTAAAAGCCATTAACCCTTAATTATGAGGTAAACAAATGGCAGACGTATTTAGTCTAGGTACATATTCAGACGTACAAAGTTGGTCTGATGGTACTAGCAAAGATACTGGTGACCTTAGAAGAAAATACAATTTTGGAGACAGGGTTTCTGAACTATCAATAGCGCAAGACCCTTTTTTCCGATTTGTAACTAAAGTTGCTAAAAAACCTACGGATGACCCAGAATTTAAATTCACTGAGCGTCGTCCGTCATATCATAAAAGATATGCATATGTAACTGGATGGATTGAAAACGACAATACACAAGTTGTTGGTGGAACAGGCGGTGATGCTGATTTAGTAGCATACAACGATGGAGCCGCTCCAACTTCAATGTCAACTGGAGATACTGTTAAGTTATATATGGCAACAGATTATAAATCTTCTGGAAATATTCAGAATGTTTATGGTCAATCAACAAATGCAATCGCAGTTGGAGCTTCTGGAACAAGGCCTGATTTTTTCTTACCGGGCCAAGTAATTAAAGTTCCTTTATCATCAACTGATGGTGGTGGAGCTGTAGCTGACCATTTAATTTGTAAAGTTGATGCAGTTACTGATAATTTGACTAAAGATAGTCGTGAATGTGTACAATTGGATTGTTCAGTTGTTCGTGTTCCAACTGTTTCTGGTGCGAATTATTTAGCTGGATGGTCAAGCGATGATGTAGATACTCAAGTATATGACGAATCTATTCATTCTTCTCTTGAAGCAAAAAGAACCTACGTTATTGGTTCAGCTCACGGACAAGGAACTGGTTATCCAGAAACTTGGAAAGACCAACCTTTCTCCACAGGTTTTGGGCTAACTCAAATCTTCAAAACTTCAATGGCAATGGACAACACAACTCGTGCAACTGTTTTGAAGTATGAACCTAATGAGTTTGCAAGAATCTGGAGAGAAAAGTTAATCGAACATAAATGGGATATTGAAACATCATTATTGTTTGGCTCTCAAGCATCTATTGATGGTGTACAATACACTCAAGGAGCGGTTGACTTTGCTCTTAATTATGGAAACGTATTCTCTTGGAGTACATCCAAGTCTCAAGATGATTTTCTTGATGATATGAGTAGTTTTCTTGACCCAAGATACAATAATGCAGCTGCTACATTATTTATGTGTTCAACTGAAGTATATAATTGGATGCATAAATTAAGTGGATACTTTAGTCAGAACATGAAAGATGTTGGAACTCTTGCTAGTTCAATGGCTAGAGCTGACTTCTCTATTGGAAACAAGAAAAACGTTTTCGGTGTAGATATTACACAATTTCATACTCCTTATGGTGTAATGAATATGGCTCGTAATGTTCACCTTGACGGAACTCATGTAAGCATAGTTGGAGTAAATATGAAATATGTCAAATACAGACCATTGGTCGGTAATGGCTTAAATCGCGATACTGCAGTTTATGTTGGAGTTCAAACTCTAGAGAATAGTGGTGTTGACCGAAGGGTTGACTTAATTCAAACCGAGGCCGGTATGCAATGGGAAATGCCCGAAGCACACGCGGTCTGGAAATAGGAGGTAAATCATGGCTAAAAACATACCCCCTCTATATGGTCTGAATAAACACGCTAAGCAAATAAAAAGAGCTTCTGGTAAAGTCATTATGAATGACGGAGCCACTGCTTTAAGCTTAGCACCTCAAGATAGTGGTATTACTGTTGTAATCAGTGGTGGAGTTAATGGAGCAGCTGCTTGCAGTCTCCCTAGCTTAGCATCAGCAGATAGTGATGGATTGGAATATACATTCCTCCTAACTGCTGCTAATGGTACTGGTGATTTTGACATTGACGCTGAAGATGGTAAGGACTTTTTTATTGGAAGTATTGATTCATTAGAAGGTACTAATGATGTCGGTATTGACTTTAATGGAAGTTCGCATGACCAACTTACTTTAGCAGCTTCTAAAGGAGCAGCTGGAGACCAAGTTCACATCTTCGCAGCTGGTGGAAAATGGTATGTTCGTGGAACTACGAACGACCAAGATGGATGGGCAGTAGGAACAGCTTCTGCTAATACATCACCTCCAACTGATTCTAACGACCCATTATAATCTGAAGTTCGTGAGGTAATAACACGATATAAAGATAAACTAGTGTGGGGGGCTTCGGCCCCCTACACATAAACTAAAAATTATATGGCAATAACAGATATACAAGCAACGGTTTTAGCAAACACAGGAAATACTCCTACTGCAAATAGCGTAGAAGACGCACAGAGATATGTAGTTTCTAGTATTCCTAAAGATTTATTAAAATGGGCTTCTTCTGAGACCGTTCCCTCTTCGCATGGTGGAGATAACGACCCTCAACAAGTAACTCTTCCAGTGGGGACAGATAATATTATATCAGTTAGAAGAGATGCTTACGCAGCTGAACAAGTATCGGCTGAAGATAGAGGATTTATTGATAATAGTTCAAGTTTAAAAAAGGCAACAAGTGTTTTTCCTAAATACTATATAGCTGATGCAAATAGGATAATTGTTAAACCAGACCCAGATAGTACATACAAAATTTATGTGATGTATATAGATTATTCTAAATTAGATGATGATTCTGATTTAAGAAATGCAGTAATTAACTATACAACATCAAAAGAATTTTCTAGATTAGCTGCTGATAATTTACCATCTTGGAGTTCAATATTGCCTCCAGTTGCGCCATCTCTATCTAGTAATTCTGTTAGCTTTACAGAAACTGCCCCTTCTTACATAAAACCAACTTTATCATTAACTACATTTCCTACATTAGATTGGACTTTGCCATCAAAGCCAGTTGTTCCAGTTATAAATGCAAGTACATCTTCTACTGGTGGGGCTGAAGTTGACACAAATAAATTAGCAACTGCTCCTACTTATACTCCTCCAGTAATGCAATCTCCTAATTGGTCGGATGTAGAAAATTGGATAACAACTGAAGAAGATTCAGAAATGCTTTCTTCAAGAGTTGCGGCTATACAAGCACAAGTTGGAGAGTATCAAGCTAAATTAAGTGAATCACAATCTAACTTTGCAAAAGAAAACACAGAATATCAAGCAAAGTTGCAAATTGCTTTGCAAGATGCTCAACAAGCAAATACTGGTGATTCATCATTGGTTAATCAATATAATTCAGAAATACAATCTTATCAATCAGAAGTAAATAGTATTATACAAAATAATTCAAATCAAGTACAGGAATGGCAACAAGAAAATAGTTTAAAATTGCAAAAATATAATTCTGACATTCAAAATGAATTAAATCAATTCAATAAAGATAATGCAAAATATCAAGTTGAATTACAAATATCTATTCAGAATGCTCAATTAGAAGATTCTGCAGATGCTCAAAGTCTTCAAAAGTATTCTCAAGAATTACAAGATTATCAGGTGACTGTTAATAAAAAATTAAATGAAGTTCAAAACATACAACATTACGAAAGAGAATCGGATAAGTATTATAAATGGGCTCAATCTGAAATACAACAATATATACAAAATCATTCTCAAGTAATATCAGCTACAATAGCTGCGCAAACATCTCAAAGGAGATAATAAATGGCTGACAAAGTAACATACTCAGTAAGTTGTACCCCACAAGAAGAATTAACAAATGAAAATTCTGGTACAATTTATGTAATAGCAAGTGAAGTAAATAAATCATTAGGAGGCAGCGGTACAGCTACTTGTGCTAGTTATGCTGGGACTGCTGATAATCAAGGATATTTAAACGCAACGGTAAACTATCGTGAAGCAATAGACTCAGCTGACACAACAGATATAAGCTCAGAAAGTTCAGCTACTTTTGTATTTTTAAAAAACACTGGATATACATATAGTTCTGCAACTGCTCTAGGAGCTTCTTTAAGCAAATCTTTAAAAGTAATGGTTGGGAGTACTCTTATTTCTGTTTTAGACGCTGGTGAATGTCTTGTGTTTAAAGATGATAATGCTGGACTGGATTGCACTGGCCTTCATGTAAGAACAGTAGATACAGATGGTAGCAACAATACAAGTGCTGGTCATTTGGCTGTAGAATATTTGGTGGTAGATTAATGACTGTTTTAGAAGTAATGGAAAGGCTTGGAATTAAGGAAGAAACTCTTGTTCAAGCTTGGGTAAAAGATGCTATTCACTTAATACAAAGTAATACAAAAGAAAAAGTTGAAGTTGCTAAAAGGGATTTAATAAAATCTGTTGGAAGTGAAGATAATATATATATACTTCCATCTGATTTAGTTTCTATAGAAAACATATCAATAAAAGATACAAGTGATAGTAAGTTTAAAAAGATTCGCAGACTTACTTCACAACCACATTACTTAGCAGAGGATATTTCGCCATGAGTTCATATGTCGATAGAGAATGGTTTTATTATTTAAGAGGTAGGGAAATTCTTATATACAAGATGCAAGGTGGTTCTAGCACTCAAAGAATCACTCAATCTGGAGTATTTCAATCTTACGATAAAGAATTAATGTATCCAGATGAAGATATTTCTGAAGGATTAAGAATAGAATATACAAGAGTTAGTGAACCATTTGTAACTGAAGCATTAGAAACAACAACTGCATATGCAAGTGGAACTGGAATCGCTTTTGTAGATGGAGGAGGTGGTTCAGATACTATAACTGATACTGCTTCTGGATTAGGTGATTTTGCAGACGGAGATAAAATAAGAATAAGAGGTTCTGCTAGCAATGATGGTGATTATACTCTTTCTGGAAGCGCAAGCGCAGGAACCTTAACACTTGCAACTGGTACATTTACAGCTGAAACAGCAAGCGAAAGAATTTCTATTACACAAATCCCAAAAGAAGTTTCTTCTCCAGATTCCACATCCCATATTAACCTTAATAAAATGCTTTGTCTTGCAGTTTTAGATTATTGCAAAGCAATGTTAGCAGAAAGAAATGGTGAAATGGATAAAAAAGAATATTTTATGAAAGAGTTTTATAGTAAATTAGGCGACAACGAAAGTAACAAAAGGAACATATCAGTCACGTTTCCAGCCGGGCCTTTCGCAGTAAAATAAAAATTTAAGTTGTATAAGGAGACATCTCGCCTCGCAAGACAACTAAACAAATAAAGGAGATTATATGGCAAATCTACAAAAATTCAGAGCTCACGAATCTTTAAATGCAGATTCAGCTGCTGTTTGGTCACTTCAATCCGTAAACACTGTTGGTAGTTCAGCAGAATCAGTTGATGTATCATCTTATCATACAGTTCACATAATGACTGATGAGGATTTATATTTTGATTTTACAGATTCTAGCGCAGATGCTTTAGCCCCAGCTAATGCATTTTATTTAATGGGCGGAGATACTATATACTCATTAAAAATCCCTAGAGGATTAGGCGATACTATATATCTTTGGTTAGAACGTAAAACTTCTGATTGTTCAGTTAGGATGGTATTATCATGAAAAGTAGCATTATATCAACAACAGCAAATGCAATATCTTCAGGTGGTACAATATCTGGAGATGTTACCATTACAGGTGATTTAACTGTAAATCCTGGTAGCAATACATATTCATATGATGAAGCAATATATGGAAATGTAATGTATCTTGATAGTAATGTTGCTCATGGAATGACAGGGCTTGGTTTAACCAATGCTTATGGTTCGATAGAGCAATTACATGGCACTAATGGTGGAATTTTAATTAGGGGAATGTCTGACGATGCGGCTGGTATTGGTATTCAAATGTATGGTACTATTGGCTCGACTAACCCAACAGATGCAGTTCCCGCTGTAGAAATAAGAGGTTCAAGGAAAAATGGAACAAGTCACGCAGCATTAGGAAGCGATGAGACAGTTTTTCAAATTGGAAATCTTGGTACAGATTTAGTAACTGTTATGGGAGATGGAGATGTTGGGATTGGCACTATATCTCCTGCTAATAAACTTCATGTTACTGGTAGTATTTCAATAGATGAAACTGGAGGCACAAGTAATTCTGCTATATTAATGTTAAAAGCAGCTAGAGGTAGTGACGGGCAAGATGCGGCTGAAATACAATTTTATAATGACCATGCTAATTATTATGCGGCTATTTTTGGAGAACGAGGAAGTGCTAATAATTATGGCGATATAGTTTTTAAAACTCGCAATTCAGATGGTCTTGGAGAAAGAATAAGAATTAATGAAGATGGCAATGTCGGAATAGGTACTAATGCACCTCAAAAATTATTATCACTTTCACAAGACGGAGCAGACGGAGCGCAAACAGCTTATCTTCAAATATTAGATGCAGATGATGATACTTCAGCAAGTACGATTGGTGAAATTCTTTGGTCTAAATATCATAGTGGCACAAGCATAGCAGATATGGGTTCAATAGGAGCTGGAGTAACAGAATGGGGTAACTCAAGTGGTAATCGCCATACATATATGAACTTTATGACAGTTTTAGATGGCAATAGAACAGAGAAGATGAGGATTACAGACACTGGTAATGTCGGTATAGGAACATCATCACCTAACTATAACTCTACTGCAATGGCACTAACTGTTCTTGGTGGTAATTCAGAAGATATAGGTTCTGTGGAAATCATAGGACATACTGATAGTGGAAGTACTGCTGTGGCAAGGTTATATATGGGTAATAGAGCTGGTAGCCAAGATGACTTAGTATATCTTGAAACTAAAACTGGCTCTGGAACATCTGATGGAGACCTTCTTTTTTACACATCAGCATCTGGAACACCTGCTGAAAGACTGAGGATTCATTCTGGTGGAACAACTGAAGTTAAAGGTCAGCTTTATATTGGTGATAGTAATTATCGTATTTATTCCGAAGGTACTGGTGGAAGCGATAACCAAGTAATATTATGTAAATACAATAATTTACAAATTAAGAATCAACATCATGATGGTAATATTGAGTTTTATACAGAAAATTCAAGCGGTACTGTCTTAAATCCAATGACAATAGATGGTGGAGGTAATATTGGGATTGGCGAAACAGCTCCAGATGAATTATTGCACATAAAATCATCTGCTGAAGGTAAGCCAGTAATTAAATTAGAAAACACAGGTGATAATGTAAATAGTCCCCAAGTGGTATTTGTTAATACTGGTGCAGCAACCAATAATGATATTACTGGTACTTTAAGATTTAAGTTGATGAATAACGCTGGTACGCCTGAAGAAACAGAGTATGCAACAATTTATGGTAGAGCGATAGATGTAGCTGATACCTCGGAAGATGGAGAACTGCATTTTAGGACAATGAATGGTGGTAATTTAAACACTACAATGATTTTAAAATCAGGTGGGGTCGGAATTGGTACAACTTCTCCAACAGGAAAATTAAACATTGCAATGGATACTCCATCTGCTGTTCCAAGCTATGTTAGTAGCGAAATAGGAATGGTATTAAGTAATTCAAGCGCAGCTGGTGATGGAGCAACTTTTGCTATTACAACTGGAACAAATGGTCAAGCACAAATTATTTTTGGTGATACAGCTGATAGTGATAGAGGTATAATAGGATATAATAATAATGGCGACCATTTGACAATGAGGACTAATGGAACTGGCGAAGCTCTCCGTATTGATTCTTCTGGTAATTTAGGGATTGCAATGACCCCTGGGGGTTCGCACAAACTAGATGTTACTGGTACGGCTGGATTAAGTACAGGAACAGCTTGGACAAATACATCTGATGAAAGAATCAAAACCAATATTCAGACTATTGAAAATGGGCTTGATAAAATAAATAAATTACGACCTGTTTCTTTTAATTATACAGATGAATATCTTGAACTACATCCAGAGTTAAGCTCTTCAAAAAAATATAATTCATTCATAGCTCAGGAATATAAAGAGGTATTTCCTGACGCTGTTAATATAGCTGGGAATCTTGAAAAAATTATTGTTGAAGGCGTAGGTGATGTAGAAGAAGAAAAAGAAGTATTACTAAAAGATGTTTTACAGTTTACGCCACATGATTTAAATATGTATCTTGTCAGAGCAGTTCAAGAATTATCTGCGAAAGTAGAAGAATTAGAAAAGAAACTTTAACTAACAAGGAGTCAATAATGGCTAAAGACAAAAAAGAAAAGCCAGTCTTGAAACTCGATGGAGAAGACTTTTTTATCGATGATATGACTGATTCACAAAAAAAACTTGCAGGTCAAGTTGCATTAGACCAAGACCATGTAAGGGACATACAAAACAAGCTGAATACAAATGCTTTCATGCGACAACAATTAGTTGAATGTGAAAAAGTATTTGTAGAGAAGTTTCAAAAAGGTTTTGCAGAGCTTAAAAAGGCTTTAGAACCTGAAGAGGCAGAAGTAGAAGCATGATTGTAAGAAGGTCTAGTCAAGGTTATCGAATTAGGATTCATAGAAATACAACGCCAGGTGCAACTCGCACAAAAACTTATCCAGATGGTTCTACTGAAACCTTGACTTATCCTTCATCTTATACATATTTCGTAGATGTTGATGGGGAAATTGTTAAAAAAAGCAATAGCTTTAAAACAATTGAAGAGTTCTATGTAGATGAATGTGCAAAAAAATATGATAATGGGCATGGCAGGTTAATAATAGGAAAACATCATATTATTAATGGGGTAGCAACTTCTCAATCTGATTATCCTACAGATTCAAACACTAAAGCAGAAATAAAAGATTTCTATGATAAACGTGGAATATCTTATGGTTCTAGTGAGACTAAATCAGAACTATTATCAAGAATAGTGCCTCAAATAAGTGGTTCTCAAGAAGTATCTAAGCATTTAAAAGTTTAATATGAAGAAAAAAATTTTAAAATTAGTTAAAAAATACCCAAACGATTATGACTTAGGAGGAGCAGTTCGTAAATATATTATAATTAAAAACAAGACTAAATATGAAACTAATACAAGTAATAATTTTCCTGTTAAATACATTTGTCCATATTAATTGTAGCCCAGGTTGGAGCGTTGCTGGGCATGAATTAACACCATCTGATACTACAGAAAATACTGTTTATGTAGAAATTGTTGCTCATGATTCAACTAATCATTGGTATGCTGATAAAGTTAGGCACGGTGATAATTGGTGTTTTTTACATGGACAATGGGAAGACGTTAGGATTAAATGAATGGAAAGCCAGATACCGCTAGGAGTTATAGGGCTACTGTTCTTGACGACAACGCCATTGTTTCTATTAATCTTAAATGGCTTGCTCAAGGATGTGTTCTTGTCGGGGCTTTGGTTTATGGTTATTGGCAAATTGAAAGTCGTATTAAATCGTTGGAAAATAAAATAACTACTGCGAATGAACAAATTGGTGATTTACTTAATAAACATATTGTGGAAGAAAGGATTGAGCGAGAAGAATTAGCTGAAAAAGTAAAGTTTTATGAAAAAGAATTTAATATTAATCCTCTAAGTTGGGGTAAAAATAAAAGAGGTAATAAATAATGGATTTTATGGCATTATATGGCGAAGCGGGAATGATAGGTGTAGTAGGTGTTATGTTTGTCTATTTAGTTATGTCATTATCAAAGAAAAGTGAAGCGCAACAAGAAGCTTTAGAGAATTTAAAAATTGAAAATAAAGGGCAATCTGAAACACTTGAAAATATGGAAGGAATGATTATTAAGTTAATAGGTAGATGGAACACTAGCGATGATAAATTAGATAGAAAGTTCGATGCTATTACAAAAGAAATTAACGATTTAGATAACCAAGTATCTGAATTAAAAGGTTCGATGAGCAGAATAAATGGCAGACACTAAACCTATATCAGACTCAAGCAGTCTTAATATTTCATTGCCAATGTTATTTCAAGCGATAGCATTAATTGGTGCTATGGTTTGGGGCTACGGTGAGTTAAATTCACGAATATCTTTTTTGGAATATCAAGTAAGCATCAATGAAGAACATATTGGTAGAATGGAGGAAGATGCTAAAGCTAACCAGAATGCAGAGATTCCAGCTGATATTAAACAAAATCAAAGAATTGATTATTTAGAAAAGGAATTAGATAGGTTGAGAAAATGAGTAGTTTAGCAGATATATATAACAATCAATATAAACAAAAGCCTGTTGAGAAAAAAGAAGAACCTAAACAAGCTCAAATTAATTTAGTTCTTCATATGCCAGAAGTGGGAATGTTAGTAAGGCATTTAGATTTATTGTATTCTAAAATGATGATTAATCAACAACAAGAATCTCAAACAATTAGTTATTTTAACCCAGGCCAAGGAGCTGTAAAACAATCACAGAGTGTAAATTAATGGATAGTCTAAAAGTAACAGGATTAAGCACAAGTTTAGGATTTGTTTATTGGACAGATTTAATATCTGGTTTACTTATGTGTATTATGTTTGCGATACAAATTTATTATTTATATTTGAAAACAAAAAAGATAAAGGAAAAATAATATGTTAATGAAAATGATAGCAGATGAGTTATTAGCTGACTCAACAAAAGATGAGATTATTGACGAAATTAATAAAGCCGTTGATATTCCAATCATAAGTGAAAAAACAGAAAAAGCTATTCTTGAGGCTCTTTGGAAAATTATCAAGGGCGTTCTCTTGAAAAAATTGGGTATATAATGCCTGAGGCTAAAAAGAAAGTAGTTAAAAAAGCTCCTAAAGTTTCTAAAGAATTAGTCGAGTGCCAAGAAGCTATTACTTATCTATTAGAAGAAGTAGAATCATTAAAAGAAAAAGTAGACAAAGTAATGGGTAGAATGGGATTATAATGGCTGACGTAATAGGAATGTCTGATGTATCTTCACCCGACACAGGCAAAGGAAGTAAATTAAAAACAGGTGGTGGAAGAAGGAAACATAATATGCCAAGTAAAACAAAATGTGACAAAGATTGGAAAAAGCTAGGATATACAAGCGCAGCTGCTTGTAAGAATTACAAAAAGCCTGCTAAACCTCAAAAAGCTGGAACGTCTTCAAAACAAGAACAAGATAAAATAGGTTGGGATATGGCTGAATCTAAAAATGTTAGAATGAAAAATCGTTTTAAAAGAATTTCTAAATTACAAAAGCCATCTAAAAAAATAAAAAGACCTAAGGCTACACCATATTAATGGGTAAAAATAATATAGATTTATTTGGTCATAATGAAAGAGATTCCAATGCAATAGCAGGAAGATACCATCTTTTAAAAGATAAAGATGCTTACCATATATGACCAGATAAGGGTACACCGCACCCAGTTTGGGAACGTCATAAAAAAAAGAAAAGAGGTAAGTATGCCAAGTCCAGAAGAACAAAATGAATTAAAATATCAAAAAGCACAAGCGGCTTTAGGTGGTAGAATTACATCTGTTGAAGGTGGATTAAGAATGGATGTATTTGACCACGATGAAAATTCTGAATATGACTTTACAGAAGATGATTGTTCTGTTTGTGAATTACCAGAACATTCTCAAAATCTTATTATAGAAGATATGGAATACGAAGAAGGAAATGCCTAAGAGAACATATAAAATTGAAGAATTTCACGGTGGTATAAATTCTAATTCTGACCCTAGAGACATTAAAGAAAACCAATCACCTTCATTAATAGATGCTAATATTGACAAAATTGGTAGGTTAACTTTATTAGGTTCATCTGATGATTCGGATACAACTTTAAATCATTCTTTAGTTATTAAACCAAATCAAGGTCTCTTTGTGATGAATTCAGATAGGAGATTAGATGGGACTGCATCCGATGAATCTCTTATTTTTGTTTATAATTATGATGACCATAAGATTGATGGTATAGATAGCGCTGGTATATCAAGTGATACTTTTAGTTCTGATTTAATAAATACAGGTAATATTTCTCCTATTTATCATTCTGTTGATGGAGCTTTAAGAGTTGCAGATAAAAATTTAAGTAGAGATTCAAGATTTTTTGGTTATGTAGAAGATGCAAAATTTAGTTCTCTTAATTCCAATTCTGGAACTATTGGTTGGCACGATACAAACTCAAGTATAGAAAAACCTACGGATGGAAATGTTTTTATAACAACTCCTTTCGCTGGTTCTGATGCTGCTACTGGAAGTGGGGATGGATTAAATTCTTCTGATTCTGAAATCATAGGAACATATGCTAATGGAAGTAATGGGGGTGGTGAAATAGAATTATTAGACTCTGCTTCTGTTAATTTAAGGGTTGGAGTGCAATATAGCCAAGCTCTTGAATTAACTGCAACTAATTGGAATGTTGCAACTAATTGCACTAAAGCAGAAAATACTACAAATCCAATTCCTCTTTTTGGTGATATAAACAATTTAATAACAGGAGCATCTAGTCAAGAAAGTTGCACATTTGGAGATGATGGTGGCCGTACTTTTGTGATTGACGAATCTAATTCATTTGTTATTGGAATTTGGTTTATTGATGCTGAATATGAAAGGATTGATTATATATCAATTCTTCTTTATGAAGAATCTGCAGGTACAACTTTTATTCAATATGATTTTGGAGCTGATGAATTAGTTGGTGGGCAAACTTGGAACGTTCTTTCATGTTCTACTTTAAATATTGCAAAGCAAACTGCTAGTTTTGGAGATACTTTTCAAAAATGGCGTGTAGTAATGGTACAAAAAGATGGCAACACTGGAACTGCCGCTCCAACTTGCTGGACTAGCGGCCCGGTGGTTTCCCAAACAAGGCTAGATGGATTTGGAGCAGGTAATTATACTTTTTGGCATAGTTATTTATATGATAAATCAAAGCAAGAATCTTTATTAAAAAAATTCGAAGCGGAAGGAAGTGCTTATACTGGGATTGAAATTAATATAGTAGGCTCTCCTATTTTATTTAGGTTTGATTTATATGTAAATCCGTTTTCTTCAAGAGTTTTTACAAATGGAGCTGGAATAGATGTTAGTGATGATAAAATAATTTCCGATGCACATGGATTAGTTGATGGAGATGTTGTGAAATTAGAGGGTATAAAAAGGGCGACTGGAATATCAGATGGGACTCTTTACTATGTTCGTGATATTACTACTAATGATTTTAAATTAGCGACTTCTAAAGGAGGCAGTGCAGTAACTTTAGGTGGGAGTGATGATACTTTAGTAACTGGAAATGCTCAAGCTGGAGCTTCTGGCACTATAACTTTAGCAAGTGATTCTTCTGTTGGTGATGATTACTACAATGGGCAAGTAATTAATATAACTTCTGGTTCTGGAGGTGGTCAAACTAGAGTTATTTCTGATTATGTTGGAAGTTCTAAAGTTGCTAGTATAAAACAAGATTGGGTAAACACTAATGCAAGTGATAGTAGTAATTATAAAATAGGTGTTACTTTTCAAAAATATGAAATGAACAAAAGAATAACTGGTTCAAGAATATATTATAAACTAACAACAAACGATAATCATTTTTTAATTGGTGAAGTAGATTTTGTAAATAAAGGATTTAAATGGTTTCCAGAATCCGAAACTTTTGCATATGATTTAACAAACACATCAAACGCAGATGCTCCTGTTTTAATTAATACATCTATTGTAAAAAAAATACTTCCAGACTCTGCTAATACTGTAGATACATATAAAAACATTAATGGTTATAGTAATGAAATAAGCTATATAACTGCAAAATATAAAACATCAGTTGTTCATGGAAGAAGAGTTTATATAGGAAATATAAAAAGACCAGATTCAAAAACTTATCCAGATAGAATTGTAAAAAGTGTGGTAAATAAATTTGATGTATTTCCAGAAGACCTTAATGCTATTGATGTAACAATTAATGATGGCGAAAGTATTGTAAAACTTGAAGCTTTTGCAGATAGGATTTTGCAATTTAAAGAAAACAGTTTATATATAATAAATATATCTGAAAATGTAGATTTTTTAGAAGACACATTTAGAAATAAAGGATGCTCTAAAAATTATCATGTTGTAAAAACAGATTATGGAATTGCATGGTTTAATTCTTTTGGTGTTTATTTTTATGATGGTAGAACTGTAAATAATCTTTTAGAAAAAGATGGATTAAAGTTGATAAATGAATCTGACTGGGAAGCATTTATTACAGATGGAGAAGATGGTAGTTCTGATGATACGGATATGTCTTCTGCTCATATAGGGTATATACCAAAGAAAAGACAATTATTAATTAAAAATGAAAATAAAGATGTTTTTATATATGATTTTGTATTAAGAGCTTGGATGAAGGGAAGTGGTAGAATAGCCGTTGACACAAACATGACTAATTTTACATTAAGAAATGAAGATTTAATATATTTAACAAATACTGATTCCGTTATTAAAAAATGGAACCCCTCAGCTACTGCAAGTACTAATTTTGTGTATCAAACAAAAGATATTGATTTTGGAGAACCGGGAGTAAGAAAAAAAGTTTATAAAGTAAGAATTTCATATAAAGGAGACGCTGACAGTCTAAATGTAAGATATAGTAAAAATGGCGATACTGATACATTATATAATTTTAATGGGACAAATTCAGACGGAACTCCGACTGGAAGTGCTGACCCTACTCCACTACTTGATAAAACAGACCTTACATTATGGTCTCATGCTGAATTAAAACCAGCAACATCTTCTGTCGCAAATAATATATATAGTTTTCAAATACATATGGATGGAACTGTTGATTCTGATTTTGAAATTAATGATATTTGTATTGTTTATAGGATGAAAAGTATAAGATAATGGCATTAACTAAAAAAGAAAGAAAATTATTGCATCAAAAAGCACAACAACCAACTTATGGTATTGGAAAACCTTCAGATAGCGATGGATTTAATGGAGATATTGCATATAGAAAAGTAGAAGGAGCTGGGACTGTTCAATATTTAAAAGAAAATAATTCTTGGACTGCTATATCATCTTCTGGTGTAATGCCTCCATTAAGAGTTATTACTGGAGGTGGAAGGAGCTCTTCTTCTAGTGCTGGAACTGGAGTAACGAGTCATGGAGATTTAACTAGTTTGACTGATGATGACCATACCCAATATTTACTTGTTGATGGAACTAGAGCTATGACTGGGGATTTAAGTCTTGGAGGCGGTGATGGAGCATTAACATTCACTGTTGCAGGTGAAAACTCAATAAAAATTCCAGATAATCAAGCAAGTGCTTTAATAATAGAAGAAGCTAATGCGGCTTACTTAACATTTACTACTACTAACAGCGGTGAAAAAATGCAATTTCATAAAGCATTAGATATAGATGCAGTTTCTGATTTTGGCTCTAACGCTATGACAAATGTTAATATTGATTCAGGTGCTATTGATGGAACTACTATAGGAGCTAACTCAGCTACTTCAGGTGCTTTTACTACAATAACTGCCAGCACATCTATTGATATTACAGGCTCAGATGGATTAATACTTGAAAATGATGAAACTATTACTAATTCTACAAATGGAACAGTTTTAATAAATGGAATTGTATCTGCTGGTGCTGGTAGTGGCGCTGGGATATTTCAATCTAATGGTGATTATGATGTAACTTTGCAAACTGGTAATTCAACAACTGGTGTAATTACAATTACAGATGGAGCAAATGGAAACATTGCAATCACTCCTAATGGTTCAGGTGAAGTTGATATATCTAAGGTGGATATAGACAGCGGAGCTATAGATGGGACTGTTATAGGTGCAAATAGTCAAGCTGCTGGCGATTTTACTGCAATAGGAGCCGTTTCTGCTGGTACAATTGTAGGGACTACAATAGATGCAACTACAGATTTTACAATAGGCACTACAGTTATTACTGATGATTCAATAGTAATGACCCCTTCTACAGATGACACTGTCACTATAGCCGCATCTCCTAATGGTCGATTAAGCATAACAACTGTAGATGATGATGGGGCAAATGGCAATATGACATTAACTGCTGATGGAACAATGGAATTAGACGGGACTACAATTACTTTAGATTCGTCTGGTGATATTGTTTTAGATGCTGCTGGCAAAGATATTTCACTAACTGATGGAGCTGGTACGGCTGAATTTATATTTAATTTAGAAGATGCTCCAGAACTTGATGTTGATGGTGCTTTTACAATAGATGGTAGTAGTGATATTACTATTGACGCTGGTGGAAGTTTTATAGCTAAAGCCTCTACAAGAGAAGTAATAAAAGCACATTCAGATGGGTATGTAAATATTAATATATATAATCAAAGCAATTTTAATAATTATAAAATAAATAATAAAGCAAGTAAATATCATCTAACAAGTGGGCAGGCAGATTTTCAAGAAAATCATTCTATTATCTCTTATTTTGAAGAGTCAACAACGCATGAAACATATCCGAGTTAATTATGGCCTCTAACACAAACAACCAAAGAGTTTTTAAAGAACTTAGGTATATAAAAATACCAGATAGAAGATTAATATCTGGATTATTGTATGTTAATGTTATTAATCATGAAGACAATGATAATCAAGATGATTTTATACAACAATGCAACGACCATACAGTTGCAAATGAAATTAAATATTCAAATTCTTTTTCTGAAAACGGCAGTGCATTTACATCCTTTCAAGATAGGGGCCGTGAGGGAATGAAACATAGTTTTGCAGATTATGATTGTTTTGTTTTTCATGTTGCTGGCGGAATGAGTTTAAGTGGTGGTATTGCTCAGCCAAGTAGTCCCACTACCACTTATGATACATTATCTGAGCTACAAGCAGGAAACTTTGCAACTAGTGGTGGAAAATGGGAAGATGACACAAGCACTTCTGTTGGAAGTGATGCAACCGCTACTTGGAAAACTTTAAATGATAATTCTGGTGCTAATCCATATGGTGATTATTGTTCTCATTTTGTAAAATATCATTTGTTATCAAGAATTAATAATGCCTCTGGTCATGGGTTATATCAATCTAGTAGACCTAATTTTTGGAAAAGTAGACCTATACATCGACAAACATATGTTATGACATCTGGTATAAACAATCCAACTTTTAATACCGCTACTGCAGCCGGTGTTACTAATGAATATGTTTTGTCTAATGGTATATATGATGATAAAGATACTTTAGGCACTGATTTAGGGATGGAATCATATGCTCAGTTAGGGCATGGTGGTTCTGGTTTTGAAAAAATTTCAACAGGAGCAGCTACATCAGCTGGTGAGACTCAAGATGCGGATGGGACTATAAGCGCTGCAGATGGTAATACATATTATTCGCCTGTAGATACAATTAAGATTTATGGGAAACATCGTTTAGTTTTTGATAGCCATTCTAATAATCAATTACCAGGCCATGCTGATTATAGAAAAATATATTCAATAAATAGTTCAAACTCAGCTCATGTTACTACTTTTTGGGATTTGGTTATTGATATTGGACTCCGTGGTAGTAATTATCAAGCTTCTAGCGGAGCTACTCAACAAACTAATAATTCTGACGCTTCAAACATAAAACCTCAAATAAATGTTTCATTTCAACCATTTGGAGAGACTGCAAGCTTTGATGTTTCGGAAAGCGCTCACACATCATAATGTTATTGGATAGAAAACATATGTTAATTAAATTAAATAGTAAAAGTATATAATATTATGGCAGACAGTTTATTCTCAGCAGCAGTATCAGCAGGAAGGTCAAAAGGCGAATATAAAGGAAGTATGTATGATGTTGCTTCTTTTGATACTAAAAAAAAATATTCATCTCTTATAGCAGAAGAAGAATTATATCAATTTAATCAAAAAATAGACACTCTATCAACTGCTATAAATATAGCTTCAAAAGCTTATGGCGCTTATCAAGGTACTGCAAGTGATATAAAAACAATAGAAGGTGTTAAAGGAGATATGACAAATAAAGAAGGATTAGAACTTACTAAAGGTCAAAGAATTTGGGAAACTGCTAAATTATCAGCTGGTGTCGGGGAAGCGACTTTTGGGGAATCTACTATTTCTGCTCGCAATATTCCTATCCAGTCTAATCTTTTTCAATATGAAGATATGTCAACTGATTCAATGTTTGAAGAAGCTTCTATTGTTTCTTATGAAAGCGCATTACAAAATAGGAGCAAGTATCAAGATTTGTTAAATAAGTTTCATTTAGGTGGAGATATGAGTCAATCAGCTTGGGAAGCTTTACAATAATGAGTATAGCAGAAAAACATTTATCTAAATACGGAAGATTTGGCGATACTGAAATGTATCGAACAACAAAAACAGGGCCCGGTAAAGGTGAACTTTGGCATGTTAATCCTCAAGAAAAATCATTAATGGATATGTATGGACAGCGTGGTGAAAAGTTAGTTGATTTAATTGGCTCTGGAACTATTAATCCAATTACTGGAAAAGAAGAAAAATGGGTTCAATTAGCTTTAATGGGAGTACAAGCTGGTTTATCGTTATATCAAGGATATAAAGGAACTAAATCCCAAAGAGACCAAGCTAGAGACCAAATGAAACTAATTGATAAGCAAAAAACAGCTCTAGATGAATCTGAAGTAAAATTAGCTGAATCAGTAGGAGCTCAAAGACAATTAATTACTCAAGAAGCTGAAAGGGAGCTTGGTCAAGTATCTGAAGTTACAGGTAAAAAATTACAATCTGTTTTAGAGCAAACTGAAAAAGTATCTAGTAAGACTGGATTTGCTTATTCTGGTCAGGTAGAAGAAATTCAAGACGAGGCAACTTCAGACATAAGAGAATCTTTTGATTATGCAGAAGAAGGAATGATGGGTCAATATGGGAAAGCTTTAGGCGAGATTAGTGGAATGTATGAAGAAGAAAAATCAAGAATAAAAGCTGAAAGAGATAGATTAGAATCTGAAAGAAAGCTTGCAAAAACTCAATCAAAAAGAAAATTTTTAGGAATATTCTAAATGGCTCAAAACGCATTACAAGCATTAGAAAGATTAATAGATTACAATATTCAAAGTAAAAGGGCTGATGTTCAAGAAGCTCTTGCTTTTATGCAATTTGGTATGCAAAAAAGAGCTGCACAAGTTAAAGAATTTGGCATTCAAATGGAAGTTCTTGGAAACGCCAATAAGCAACTTCAATTAAACGTAGCAAATAATTTTATAAAAAATTCTGGATTACAATCTGTCCTTAACATAGTACCTACTGGTATAAAAGATGCTGATGAAGCTCAAGATGAGTTAGCTTCCGTTGTTAGTATTTTAAAATCAAATAAAATAGGTGGCGTTAAAGCAAAATTTAATGATGCAAATGCTAATGATATTGCTTCTGCATTGTGGGAGTATAAAAATACTCAAGACCCGTCATCTATTGTTAATCTTGCAAATAAAGTTGAGTCTATGTACGCACCTGGTTATAAAGGAACCGATTCTGATAAAAATTTATTAGGCGCTTTTAATAAAATTTCTAATTTATCAATGTTGAGGCAAGTTGGTAAACAAGCTAAGCAATCATTACAAAATCAATCTGATATATTAAAAGAGCAATTTCAATTTGCTAGAGGTGATACAAAAATACAAAGCGGTTTTGGAATGTTTTCCAAAGATGTTGCTAAAGAATTTCAATCTCAAAAAGATAAAGAATTAAAACCTGATATTAATTCTATTGCTGATTTAATTGAAAAAGAAACTGAAGAACCAACTGCAGAAATTAGCGGAGAAAGAATTTATAAAAAAGGATATGACCCAAAACCAGTTGAAGAAATTTTAGAAGATTCAAAAGATGTTTTAACTGAAAAAGAAAGAGAAGAGCTTGGGGGTAAGTTATCTTTTCTCACACAAAAACAATTAAATTTACAAGAATCTTTAGATTCTTTAGTGAAAGAAAGGCAAGAAATTTTAGATAATTATGAAGAAATTCAAGAAGATAGAGAAATAGCTCTTAAGAGATTGAAATATTTTAGAAAAATTGGAGATGCAAAAAAAATATTGGAAGCTTCAAAAAACTTTAATTCATTGGAAAATCAATTAGACGAAAGATATTCAGAGCCAGGTTCTCCATCTTTTGAAAATAGAGCATATAAAAGATTAAGCTGGTATGGTGAAAGGGCAGCTAACCCCGGTTCTAATATATATTCTCAATTAAGAGGAAGTAAATCTGAGCAAATTGTTAAAGTAAAACAAGCAATAAGAGAGCTTGAAAGACAACGAAACCTATTATCTCCATAAGAGTGGCTGACAATCTTACATTACAAATTCAACAAGAATTAGCCAGAAGAGGAAAATCTGTTAGTTCTGATGAAATTTCAAAAGTTTTAGATAAATATAACTTTTCACAATCACCTGCTTTAACATCAAATTTACCAACGCAAAATATTAACCAACCCGAACAAAATATGCTTTCTTCAGTTGGCGAAAGTGCGTTGCCAGATTGGTTTGAATCTGATACTAAACAATCATCTGATACTAGTTTAGCAAATGCTTTGGGAGTTGGATTGTGGTCTTTTACTGATAGCGCTTTATTCGGATTACCAGGTGCTTTTGTAGAGGAAGAAGAATACCTAGATTTTGAAGACCCATTAGCAAAATGGCTTGGAGCAGTTGGTGGATTTGCAGGGTTTGTTGGTGGAGCTCCTATGAAAATAGGATTAAAAGCAAGTCAGAAAGTTGCATCAGCTTTAGCCCCTAAGTTTGTTCAAAAACAAGGAGCTTCTACTGTAATAAAAGGAATGAGGGAAGCTGGTGAAGCTGGAGGTCTAAGCAGGAAAGCAATAAATCAAACTACTTCTGGATATAAAAGGCTTGTTCAAGAAGCTCAAATAGATAAAACTTTACAAGGTGAAAAATTTGGTGAAGCGGTTGCTAGATATAGAGATGAATACATTGAATTGGGTATAAAAAACGGAATTATTAAAAATAAAGATGAAGCTGATGCTATTAGGAATATGTTTTTAGCTGATGACGTAGCTGGTGGTTTTAATGTTTTTAAAAGACCTATCCAAGATTTTCAAGGATTGGCAATGGCTAGGTGGGGTGATACAAAATTAGCAAGATTCGCTGGTCACGCAGCTAATGATGTAATGGTTTTTTCAATGATAGATGCAGTATTTGAAGGTGTAAGTACAATAGAAGACCATGAATATGATTGGACAGCTCCATTGTGGGGAGTTGCTAATGGTATAGCTTTCTCATCTTTATCTTTCTTAAACCCAAGAGGTAAAGCATCTTCTTGGTTTAAAGATTTTAAAATTGGAGCAAAAGCAGCTTTTACTGGTAAAAGTCCATATACGAAACTGGGAGAACGTGAATTAGCAAGTGTCTCTAGATATATAGGACAATCTTTAAAAAATAATGGAGAAGACGCCACAGTTAAAATTACATATAAGGGAAAAACTAAAGATGTTAGATTAGATTCTATGGGTGATTATGTGGGAGCTGAATTTGGTTCATCAAGAACTCTTTCTGAGTTTCAAAAGAAATTTGGAAAGGATGATGCAGCTGGGGCTATGAGGTCTTTTCTTGAAGGTCAAAGAAAAAAATGGGGAAGAGAAATAATGAAATGGGCAACGAAAGAAGAAGCCCAGAATGTTTTTAAAGTATGGCCTAGAATGATGTTAGGCGGTTTATTATTTAATTCTCAATCATTTTATCAGATGTATGCAAATGATATGGATATGGATTTTGCTAATGATATACTTCCACATTTTTTAATTGGCGCTTATATACAAAGAAGAACAAATCCAAGTAAGTTTGATTTAAGCGATAATAAAATGATACAAATAAGGGAAAATCTTGCATTATTAGGATTTAAACCTGACCAATTAAGTCAAATACCTTCATTGATGCAACCTGAAAATCGATTTAGAAATCCTCTTCATGATAAAATAAATTTAGACGTTATTGACACTGCTATATCCGAAGGAGTTATATCGGATGATTATGTAGCGGTGGATACTCCTCTTCCAGATACCGAATTAAGTGTTGGATTACCACAAAATAAAAGTAGGTCGTTTGAACAAATATATGGATGGTTAAGGGGAATGAGAGCATATCAAAAACCCCTTGACGGCATATCAACAGAATCAGCTAAAAAAATTGTAGATGCTTTTAATAAAATAAATCCAGATGTTAATCTAGACAATATTAATTCCGTTGAAAAAATGCTTGACACGCAATCATTGAAAATGACAGAAGAATTTGAACAAAATTTTCCAAATATAATTTCATCAGTAAAAAATATAGAAGAACTTGGCATTATTGAAGAAGCAGATGGTAAGGTTTCTAAATTAAAAGTTCCTCAACATGTTACAATAGACGAAGAAATAATTAAATTAGCTAGAGAAGGTAAAATAGATTGGTTGGGACTAGAAGGTCAAGAAGCTGTTAATGCTCTATATAGAAGCGTTGATGGATTAAATTCAATTATATATATATCAGAAGAACTTGCTCAAGTAAAAACAAATGAAGCTCCAGATAAAAATACAGTTATATTAAAAGAATTAAGTAGCATAAAGAAAATACATGAACGTATATCTTTTGAAGAAAGTCAAATGGATAGAATGTTTCCAGATAATAGTTCTATGTCTTCTAAATTTGGATTTGCAGATAATTTTAATGACTATAGGTTTGTTGTTTTAAGAAATCATGCTATAAGAACTGCTCGAGGAATTACTGATATATTTAAACCAGAGTTTGGTGAAAGAAATGAATTAATTAGGCACCTTGAAAATTCTGGTTTAATGAGTTATGAAAAAGGGTTAGCAAGTCCATTACTTGTTGAAAGTGTAGACCAAATTAGAATAAAAGATTCTGGAGACCCAGAAAAAGATGCTGAAAGAAAAAGATTCTTAGGAAGAGTTCTTTCTATACAATCCATAACTGGTAATTATGATAGAACTAATACTAATGTAACTGTAGATGGTTCTAAAATTGACATATTAAGAAATAAACTTAATGAATTGGGTTATAATGAATCTAAAATGCCCATGTGGATGCATAAACACATTGTTGATTTTGCTATTAGGGATAAGATTGAGGGAACAGACCTTACTATAGGTGATGTCGATGGGATAATGGCTTTATCTGGATTAGGTATGGCTTCAGTTGGTGTTGACGTGACTGGTAAAAAAACATCTGGTTTTACTTTAAAATTAATAGATGAAAAAATATTAAATGAAGGCTCTGAATTGGTAAGTGGTGTTTCTGAATCTGATATTGTAGAATACAATTCAAGAGTTAGGGAAATCCAAAAAAATTCCAAAGGATTAGTTTCTTTATCTGCTGATAAAGTTATGGTTACAGATATGGAAATGTTAAAAATAATGAGTGACTCTTTAAAACCAAATAAAGGACTTCCTTTTGGTTCTGACCCTAATTTTGGCAACTCTGCTAAAGCAACATTAATGGAGTTTGTAAATATTCTAGGAGAATCTAATATTCCTGGCTCTGCTAAGCTTCAAGACCAAATAGGAAGATTATTAGAAGAAGGTGGGCCTGAATCTGAAACAAGAATGCTTAAATGGTTAAATGAGTTTGAAGTAATAAGTCTTAAAGAAAATGAAACTAAATTTGAAATAAACTTAGAGCAATTTAATGATATTGTTGCTTTAAAAATGACAAAAAAAATTAATCAATATGGGGTCACTCCAGAATATGCTGAAAGAATATATGAAACATTAGAAAAGAATTCAAGAGACAGAGAAATGCTTGATTCTGGTGAGGGTGATTATGTAAAAACAATTACTCTTCAAGAATTTTTTGATAGATATAGAATAGATGGTAAAAAACAAACAGAACCTAAAAAACAAGAAGAAGTGTTTAATCAATTAATATTTGATGATTGGGAAGGTAGGAAAGTTACAAAAGTAGAATCCTTAGATGGAATATTTGATAGATTGTATGTTAAAAATTTAGCTAAAACAGATTGGGTAAAGTTTTCAGATTTACCTAAGTCAAGAAAAAATATAATGAAACCTTCTATGATTGCTGATTTTATTGGATTAGTAGGTGGAAGATTAAATCAAGCAAAAGTTGAAACTGTAGAATGGAAAAATGGAAGATTAACAAAGGGTAAAGAAGTAAAACAAACCACTAGAATGGATATTTTGTTTGATGGTCTTGACATTAAATACATGAATATAGACCCATATATAACACAATACATTTATAATGATGATGGTAGGAGAGTACAAAGAAGAAGAATAAATATTTTTGGTAAAAATAATAATTTACCAGAAAAGCAAATAAAAATAATAGACAAACTGAGAGACGAGTTTAATGCTGAAATGGGATTTGCTCAACAAATAGATGGTGAATATTTAACTGGTGAGAACGGTGAAAGAGGAATGGCTGTTATGAGGTTAGCTCCTAATCTTAGCCCTATAGCGATTAAAAATGCAGACCTTCCAAAAATAAAAGCAAAGTTTGATGAATTTGCAGATTTATACACATCAGAAGAAAGCCCTTTAAACCAAAGACAAAAAAATATAATTGAAGATATACAAAAATCTTTAAAAGAAGCTGATGACAATAAAAGACTTGCCTCAGAGGTGGATTATATAGCTGCTTTAAGAAGATTAATGTTGTCTGATATGTTAGTTGGTAGCGATGGAGATGCTTTGTTTGCTGATTTTATGAATGGCAAATTAAATACTGAAAAATTATTTGGAAGAACAAAGTTATACGATACAAAAAAATTCGTTACATATGATAAAGAATTTATATTAGACGTCGCTGATTCTTATAGAGCTATTGGAGATAAAGAAACTGCAGAAGTATTAAGAAATAGATTAAGAAGAGGTGAATTTGGAGTTGTAGTTTGGAACGATAAAAATGCAGATGTAAGAGAAGAAGTTAATAAATATATAAAAGATAATAATATAGATATTGACCTTGATAATATTATAGGAGATGCTCATAAAGATGTATCTTCTTTTGATAGTATAGCATATATAAGTAAAGATATGATGAAATATCTTCACACTATGATGGGGCATAGCCCAGATTCTACTAATCCAATTAAACCAGTTATTGCTTCTGGTGGAATAGATTCTCCATTGCTAATGGGTAAAACTTTATTTGTTTACTCAAAAGATTTAGATGGTTTTTTTGGAAAAAGAGAAAATAAAAATGTAGATGTTATATTATCTGCAAGTGGAGCTAAAGCAATGAACCTAATTGAAGGTTCTATGATAGATGACGCTGAATGGAAAGACTTAAACAAATACAAAACAAATACAAAACAATTAAGAAGAATAAGCCTTCAATCTATTGGAGTTAAGCCTGAAAAAGATGTTATTCTTCCGACTGGTAAAAGGTCTCACGCAGATATGAATTATGCAAATAACGATGAATCTGCTAAGTATTTTGCAGATGAAATAGAAAGGCCTTTATCGGAGTCCCTTAGAAACGCTCAACAACAAATTAAAGACCCTATCTCAACGAGAAAATGGATAAGAAATCAATTTGGAGATGACGCTCTTGTTTCTATGGTAGATGGAACCGAATCACTAAATCATTTAAATGGAATGAATTTTTTTGCTGGGCTTACTAGAGATGCAAATCCAATGAGCTATAGTGAAAATATAGTTAAAAATAAAATATATGGTGCGTATATAGACCCACTTATTAATAATAAAAGGTCTGTTAGTAATCAATTTAATCATGAAGATTCAGAAAGATACGGAGGTCAATCTTCTTTAATACAGGCTCCTATTGCACTTTCTCATCCAGATGCCAGATTAAGAGCAACATTAGTAGACAATGATGGAGTTATGAAAAGTAGGGGAGAAGTAATGCTTCCTGCTTTTGAAGCTGATATGAAAGTAGCTGCTTTAATTAGCAAGGGGTATGAATTAAGAATTGTCGAAGATTCAAAAGTATATACACCAGAAGAAATATTTAAAGAATTAAAAGAAGATTTTGGTGTTAATCTTGATATAGATATTAGTTTAGGTAATTTACATGAATTAGTACAAACATTGGGTGTTGAAAACAATAGACCTAATCTTCAAGTTGGTATTATTGTTAGAAGAAATCCAAGAACAAGGCCAAACGATTTAACATTGATGGGATTAAAAGGATTTTTAGATGAAACATATGGAAATTCCATGATGGTAAATAGTCTAGACGTTGTTAATGTTTTTGAAGGTGATTATGATGCGGATAAAGCAGATTACTTTTTCGCTGAAAGAAAAAATATGTATGACCATATTCAAAGAACTTCTCAATTCTGGGTTCAGGGAGTAGACCCAACAGCTTTAATGAAAACGTCTGGATTTAATTGGAATCAAAATACAACAATGGAAAATGATAAAGTTGAAGAAATGTCAGCCGCATTAGAGCTATATAAATCATCTATAGGATTAGTTCAAAAAGTTCCCAGAATGTTAAATTACTTAGGAAACTTAGGACAATCAGTAGCTGTTGATTCTAAAACTGGAAAGGCAGTCGATATATCAATGGAAGGTGAAGAAAATTCTAAAATATTATATGAAGGGCCTGGTTATAAAATTGTAATGGATTATGATAATACAGATTTTTATCAAAGGTCTGCTCTCGAAACTCAATATATTATAGATGGTAAAGGTGATTTAAATAAAGAAATATCTAATGATATATATTCTTGGAGAGATGATTTTTTATTTCCTAATTGGGATAATTCTAAAAGTTCTAAAGATTTAAGAGAAATGAATGTTTCTGATAAAATAGGTTTCACCAATCAAGTTGCTAAAAAAGGAGAAGCTGATAACGGACAAAGGGTAAGAATTTTTAGAAAATTAACTAAAACAGATGATGGTACATTTAAAGAAATTGATGATTTAAGCCCTTTAGATATGTCAATTGTAAAAGAGATGTTATCTGAATATGGTAAATTATTACAAGTAACTGGAGATTCTGTTTACGAAAAAAGTGGAGAGCAGAAAAAAACATCTTATGAAGATGTAATGGAAGCATCTAATAGATTTTTTCAATTTAATCAAAATTTAAGAAAATCTTTATACTATAGATTAAGAAATAAATATCAAAATTATGCAGAAGACAAGGATGGAAATATAACAAATAAAGACAAATGGAAAGATAGTAATGAATTTATTTCTTTATTTGGAGTGGAAGATAGAGTAAGTGATGATGGTAAAATTAAATGGAAAGTAACAAACAATGATAAAATGTTTCCAAATGCAGTAGAGAGACAATCTAGGGGATTTGCAGAAGGTAAAAGAGGTTCCCCAATTGAAAGAACATTGTGGAAATTATGGGATGCTAATTTATTTGAAGAAACAAGAGTAGAAACTCTCACTGGTAAAGCAAGGGAATATTTAAATGATTGGTATGACGAGTTTGTTTTTGACAATAGAATGGAAAATAAAGAATTAGATACATCTAGTAGAATATTAAAATCAAATGTTTTGAAAACTACTTGGGATATAAATAAAAAAATTGATTTAATAAAATCTCTTAATAAAAAAGTAATGCAAATAAAATATAATAAGAGAATGACTTGGCAAAAGAAACAACTTGCAATAGATAAAATTAATAATTTAAAAGAAGAATTGCATAAAGAACTTGGTAAAGAATGGTTAGGTGAAAAATACCTTGAAACATGGTCTTCTAAAGATTTGCAAAAAATTGAATTTGTTGATGTAAATACAAGTAATATGAAAAAAGGAACTGTTTATTATTCAACAATGGAACAAATAAAAAAATTCATGCCACTTATTAATGGGGATGATAGTTTTGGTTTAGGGCAAAAAGCTTGGCAAGAAATAAATGACATAAAACAATATAGAAAATTATTTTATGGAAGCCAGAACAATCTTGGTGAAATAATGAAATATGGAGGAAGGCAATCTCTTAGCCCAGAACAGCAAAGATTTCTTGAAAGATTTCCAGATATGAATACATATCAAGACATAGAAAGTGCATTATTGTTAAGAGGTGTTAATAAACATGGATTAAAATTTTTGTGGGCATTTATGCAGCCATCTGTAAATAAACACAAAATTGGAGTCTTTAATGGTAACCCAATAGCAGTTCCATTTGAAGCAAAAGAAGGATATGACCCATCATCTAGATATAGAAGAGGTTTGAATTTCTTAACCCAACTTGCATCTAGAAAAGAAATGAGATTGTTTGGTGAGGATGTTATAGACCCAGAAGTACAATCACTTGCGCAAACAGCATTAGCCTATATACAAGTTACTGAAGCTCAATTTCAAAGATTTTTTGATAGAAAATTTGATATGCAAAAATTAGTATCTGATAACTTGGGCGATGCTTTCACTTTTGGAGCAACAGGCCAAGAAAAATTAATATATGATGCAATTAAACTTCCTACTTTCCATAAAGATTTTGAAAAACGATTTGGAGATTTTGGAACTATTCAATGGACTAAAACTGGAGATAGGATTAAAAACGGTTTTGGGTTGTTTAATGACCATTTGTTTAGTTTTTATAAAGACATAATGGAGGCATCTGGTAAGTCTAAAGAATTTGATACATATATAGACCAAATGAGTAATTTACAAGAATTAATGATGAGTAATAATATTCTTAATCCAGTTTCTTATCTCCACGCTAGAAATTCTATGGATGCTGATATTAGAGATATTGCTCAAAAAACAATTGGATTAGGGTTAAAACAAGGTAATTTAAAACCAGAATTAACTACTAAATTAATGAATAATCCAGTGTATGCGTTAATGGGCGGCAGTAGTTATTTTAAGAATCTTAATTTAGAAAAATCTGGAAAACAAGGAATGGATAGTTTAAAAGAAATGTATAAAAGAAGCAAATCTGTTGAGAATGTTAAAAACAATCTTCCGATAGACGAAAGTAGTGAGGAAAGACTTCGTAGAATGAAAGATGAATTAATTGAACTAGAAAAGTGTGCAGTGTAATGGCTTCAATTAATTGCAATATCGTAAATCCACATTATAAAGAATTATTAGATACTATAGACAATTGGTCTAAATCTAATTTAAGCAGAAAACAGATGAATAATCCTTATGAAGCTGCTTTTAGATTAGCTGAAAGAGATTTTCTTGTTGAATTAGATACATTAAAATACGATACAAATTCTGAAATACTTACTAAGGGAAGGCTTAATGGATTTAAAAAGACACTTAAAACATTAAATCAAAATATAAAGTCTGGAAGATTGGATGGTCAATTTGCTCAATACTTTTATCAAACATCTCATTATGGAGCTAAAGACCCTGTGATTGGTGGATATTTAAAAGATATGCAAAACTCTAGTTTCTTTTTTAGAAAAAATGAATTAAGAGATAGAAATAGATTTAAAGAAATTATTACATCATTGCAAAAAGACGCAGGTATAAATAGTATGCTCGGAAAATTAGGATACAGGGCTGCTCAAAAGAAAATGACAAAACTAGATAATGACTTAGTAAAAGCAATAAATGATGGAGATGATGCTAAAGCTTCTGAGGTTCAGAAAGAAATAAATAAACTCACAACCAGTGGTGAATTAAAATCTTTTGGTGATTTTATGGATGTTGTAGAAAGAGGATTAAAAGAAGCTACAGAAGCTAAATATAATGTTATAAAAGATAAAGCTAATAAAGGAGACTCTTCTTCTAAAGAACTTTTAAAAAAAATTGATAAAGGCAATGCAAGAGTTATATTAACAGATAGAGAAATTGCTAATATTGTAAAAGATAGAAATGGGGTTGCTTTAAAAGAAAGACCGGAATTATATAAAGCAGTTGTTCAATATGATGTTATGATGCAAGACCTATATAAATCCCTTAAAAGTGGAATAGACCAAAGAATTAATTCTATTATTGAAAGAATGAAGATTAATGGTGATGAAAAATCAGTAAAAGAATTAAAAGACGTTAAAGAAAAGCTAAGAGAACAACTTATGCCTAAATATAAAGCTGGTTATTTTCCACATTATGTAAGAGATTTAAGTGCTCCATTTATGCAGAAGATGATGCCTCACTTAGATGATTTACAAAACGCAGCTAACCCATATATAAAAGACAAACCTAAAACAGTTATTGAAATAGCTAATCAAATTAGATTAGATATTAGTGAGCATGCTAAAGGAATAGCAGAAGAAGCTGATTATAATTATAGTAAACATTTTTTAAATGTAGTTGATAGCTATATTTCAGATGTTAATAGATTTAACTTTACTTCTTTTACAGATGCTCACTTCCTTAGGTCTTTATCTGGTGTTGAAAAAATATTCAAAATGAAAGGTTCTGCTCAAGGATATGGGCAAAATATAGTTGATTACATTACAGATTTACATAAAGCATCTAATGGAGATACTGATATAAGTCCCAAAACTAGGGCTTTAATGAGGTCTTTATTGGGTTTTGAGTTCATATCTAAGCTTGGTGTTAACCCACGCTCTGCTGCAAGAAACTTTACTCAAAGATTATTAGATTATGTTGAATGGGGCCCGATTCAAATATCTACAATGAATCAACAATTAAAAAATATGACATTAAAAACTTCTAAGGGAGTGGAGGTTGATTCAAATGTATTTGTTGAAAGTGCATTAAAAGATGCTGGCCTTTTATTTGATGAAGTTTCTCCTCAATTATTAGAAACTGGATTAATGGAACCAGCTTCAATGTTTAATTTAAGAATTTGGAATGAATCTAAAGGAAAATATGAAATAAGGGAAAAAAGTAGACTTGAAAATTTTGCAAATTTTACATCAACTATAGCAGCTAAAACATCTTATTTACATAGAAAAGCAGAAAATTCAAATAGAAAACACACATTTAAAATAGGTTTTGCTCAGATGTATAAATGGTTAAAGGACAATCCTCAGTTTGCTGAAACTAAAAAAAGAGAATGGGGTGAAGGTTTTTCTGAGTCTAAATTGGAAACATCTATACAACAAATTGCACAGAACTATGCTAAAAATATGGTTATTCTTAATCATTTTGATTATGCTGATTATGCAAAATCGAAAGCCTTTAGAAGTAAAATTGGTAGATTTATGTTCCAATTTCAACATTATAGTATGGAATTTTTTGAAAGAAATGTTAAAATTTTAAAAGAAGCTAAACAAGATGTATTAGCAGGAAACTTAATTCCAAATGGGGATGCTAGGGGTCTAGAAAAAGCATATAGAATGGCAGTTGCTTATTTTTTAGCTCCAGTTATAGCTTCTGCAATTACTGGTTTAAATTTTAACAATCTTGTAGAGCATGATTCTGCTAATAGAATTAATCAGCTTGCTACTATTATGACTGGGGATGATGAGGATATTAAAAAAGCATTCTATGGTAAAGGCCCTATACTTTCTACTTTTGGAGGCCCATTAGCATCTGATATAATAGATATAGGAATGATGTTGGATGTTGTAAATTTAGACGAAGATTCATTGCTTACGATTATTACAGGTATGCAAGAATATGATTTAAATACTCAAAGTACAGACCTTAGCAAAACAATAAGGATATTAAATGGTTTTGCTGGAAGATTAATTGAAAGACATATACCCCAAATTAATGAAGGTAGAATTGGTTGGGCAATACAACAAGAACTTGGTTTATACCCCACTAAAGAAGCAAAAGAAATACAAAAAACATACAAAAAAGTTCGTAAAAAAGTACTACCTCAAGGAATAGAAAGAAGTTTGAGAATGTTAGAAGAAGGCGAGTTAACTTAACCCGCCCTCATCTTTTAGCATATGATATAATTAATAATAAAGAGATATATGCTAATTTTTTAATTTTTTTTCAACTCTATTTTCAAATATTGGTATTATTGTTTCACACATATTTTTTAATTCACTTATAACTGTTAATAATAATAAATTTTTCTTTTCATGATTGCTTTCTTGACACATTTCTATTATTTCTAAATTAGCCTTTAAACATACTTTAATTACTTCATATTCATTAACATTTTTTATGTTCACTGTTTCTCTCCTTTTCTGTGTACATTCCATACATTGTTATTAAAACTGCATCAGCATTCCAAAGTGTTGCTGGTTTATCTGTGTAGATAGACGCTATTTCTTTTAGCTTATTCTTTCTATCCTTTTTTACCTTTGGCAGCTTTTCTCCTATTTTATTTTCCCAAAATTTCATCCATTTCTGTGGTGACACTTCTACTATTTTATTTATTCCTTTTATTGAATTAAGTATTCCTAACCAAGCTCCATAATTAACTCCAAATTTAAATAAAGAACTTCTACCATCGTGAGGCATAGCATGAACTTTTTCTATATACGCTATTGCTTCTTTAGATTTGTATGCATTCAAAGCTATTGAAACAATCAATCTTCTACCACTTATTAGTTTGTGGCATTTGTGTGTATGCATATCTTTTTCTTTTGAATTAGTAAAGCATAATGCACCACTAGCACCTGGGTCTATTCCTATTATTGTTTTATTCATTGTGCATCCTTTCTGTGAGAATACTTATGTGGGCTTTTAACCCACTTTCTTTTGTATTCTTTTATTGGTTTAGAAGGAGGTTCGTATTTGTCTCCGACAATTTCTCCATCAAATTTTTCTATTAACAATTGTTGCAATTTAGATTTAGATGTACCAATTGATGTATTATAATACTTACTACATCCTTTTCCTATTACATCTTTAGGTATTTCTTTTGGGGTGCTATTATTTTTTAGTTTAAACCAATAGCATTTACTATGGTATTCGTAATAACACCCCAAGCAACTTTTATGCAATATTGTCTTTCTCCGCCATGTTTGAGTTCATATAGAATTTACACCTGCCTCCATTGAATCCAACTAAGTGTGTCCCTATTTTACCATATCTACTTTTAGCTACTATAATTTCACTTTTATATGGATTAAATTTTTCACTATCAAAGTTGTGTCCATAGAATACAAACATTGCCGATTCAGCAGTTTGTTCAATTACACCTGATTCTGCATAATCACTCATACGAGGTCTAGGGTCTAATCTCTTTTCAATCTCTCTGTTTAATTGAGATACCAATATTGCTGAACAATCTTCTTGTTTACATATCCATTTGTATTCTTGCATTATCTTTTCAATCTCAAACCTTCTTCCTTCTTTAACTCCATCTACTTGTATCAATTGAATATAATCATCAATAACTACATCTGGCTTATGTTTAGCAATTTCCCTTAAACAATCATCAAGGCTTCTTACATTGTCATACATAAAAAACTCTCCATATTCCCCTTTTATTCTTTCTGATACTAGCTCAAACTCTTCTTTATTAATATCAGATAGGTCATTTCGTCTTATATCTCCGTATTTAAGAGAATGTGATTCCATTACCACCATCTTCTTTAACATCTCTGTATTACTCATTTCTCGATTAAATAACATTACTCTGTATCCTTGTTCAATTAACCCTTTAATGATGTTTATTACGAGAGTTGTTTTTCCATGACCGGGCCTACCACCTAACACAGTAATTTCTTTACGAGTCATTCCACCTGCAAATGTATCAAGATGTCCAAGATTAAATGGTATAAGATTAGTATCTTCTTCTACTGTTGCTTTCATCTCTTCAACTAATACTTCAATGTCTTTAATTTTAGATGGTTGTATTTGCCTTAATTCGTCTATTAATTTGCTATGTTTTTCTAATATACTGCCTACTTCTTTATAATCTTCATAACTTGCATTAAGTAAAGCCTCAGCTGATTTAGCAGTCTCTCTCTGTATGTATTTTTCCCATACTATTCTTGCATAATTTTCAACATTTGCTATACTAATTAAAGCCTCTGTTAGTCCAGTTATATAATATGCCTTACTTTCTCCATGTATGTCTTTTACTTTATTGCTAAGAGTCACAAAGTCTATTTCTATTCCATCTTTATACAATTCAGCCATTGACTCCCATATTTGCCTATTTTCTATAGTGTAAAATGCATTATTGTCTCTTATCCAAGCCATAGCAATTTCTTGCTCTCTTTCTCCTCCTTCTAAAATACAACCTAATAAAGCTTGTTCAGCTTCTAAGGCGGATGGAGCTGCATTTATTTCTTTTGCCATATTATCTCCTTATTAAAATAAACTTGCTTGATGAACAGGTTTATAATTTATTATTAAGTATTCTTTTCTCTCTTTTTGTTTTGCCTCGTCAGTTGCACCTGCGTATTTTAAATCTATTGTCCTAACATCATAGTCTTTATACAAATCTGCAACTCTTTCATCTGCATCATAACTTACCATAAACTTTCCACCATCATTATGTATTTTATCTACCTTTTCTTTTAACCTTAAATGGTCATCGGCAGTAAAGTTATGTTGATAATACTTGTTACCTTTTTCATGAGCAACAAAGTATGGTGGGTCTAGATACCAGAAATCTCCTTGTCTTGGATTGTATCTATCAACTAATTCTGCAAAGTCTAAATTCTCTATAGTAGCACCTCCTATTTTTTCTCTTGAGTATTTAAATTCTTCTTCCCAGTTTTTATTCATATCTTTAATCATAGACAGTGGAGTATGAATTAGTTTATTAAAGCTATGTCTTATACAATAAAAATACTTAGCGGCTCTCATAGGGTCTGGAATCTCAATCTCTTGTTTTTCTTGTACTTCCTCTTTGAAATCTAAGAATAATTTACGAGACTTGGGAAACCAATTTAGTATATCTACGAGCTCATCCGTTTTTTCTATTATACATATATACAGATTTACAATGTTGTTGTCTTTATCGTTTAGTACATTCCATTCAGCCTTTGGTTTTCTGAAGAACATTGATAAACCTCCAGCAAAGACCTCGAAATACCTATCATGTGGGGGTATGAGTGGAACAAATCTTTTACTCAACTCATACTTCCCACCATAATAAGGTATAACAATAGGGCAATCGTACCAATCAAGCGATGGCAACTTTTGCCTCTTTAGTAGCCCACTTCTTAATTGCAGGATATAATCTTCCTTCAATGTTGTGAGTGGATTGAGCATTTCTATTCATGTGATGACTTAGTACGTTAGTACCTACGTTAAATAAATCCCAAAATGATTTAGGTTTATTTGCTATAAGAGCTTGTGTGACTAATTCATTTGCTTGTAATGGAAACATTTGCAAGAAATCAATAACATGTTTATCTTTAAAATTAGTTCCTTGTAAAACAGGAAATTCTTCTTTAAAGATTAACTTTGTTTTATCCATTGTCTCTGAGATTACTTCATCGAAATCATCAAAAGAGATATTGGATTTGATATGTTTGTTCTTGTACCTAGAAGCAACTATACCTATAACAGCACCATTTAAACAGATGAATCTAAATGCTCCAGCCATAATGTTTACTCCAAGAGTACCATCATAACTATTGCCTACAACAATCTCAGGTGTCATTTCGTCATCTTTACCAATCTTTATCATATGTTTAGGAAAATTCCATTTCATATGAACCGACCTTCCATTGCTAAAGACATTTACTTCTTTCACTTCTCCACCATGCTTATCAATTATTGGTTCAGCTGCATCAATGATAGATTTATTTGTAACAAGTCTATAATTATCTGTCATGCAACTAAGAACTTGGCCTGTATCTTCTCTCATTATAAATTTATAACCAGTATTTTCTCTTTCTTTAAATCCTTCAGGCATTTTCCCTATAGCTGGTATTTCGATTACTGGAAACATTGCATTTTGTAACATATCTCTCTCCTTTTTATGTTATTTAAATGGTGATTCTAAAAATTTCTTTAATCCATCCCTTATTTTTTTAAAGAATATGTCTTCTTTTCCTCTAAAATTGTTTGGGATATTTTTCTTTTTGGTTGTTTTTTTTGGCATTTTACTCTCCTTTATTTTTCAAAAAAACTTACTATATAATCTTTTAATACAGTTACTAGCATTGTTACCATAAAAATCCCTCCAGCCCAAAAACAGATACTAACTCCAAGTACTAAAAAATTTATTATCCATTCTGCTATGTTAAAAACTATCATTTTATTCTCCTTGATACACGGGAGGAACAGAACCTAATCTTGCCCTCTCGTTTCTTTTTATTGTTTCTATGTTTTTACCTCTAGTTTGTGCGATACTTCTAAGATAAGCAAATCCTTTACCTTGATAAACATGCTCACCTTCATAATATCTTTGAAGAGCCCATTCTATAACATTGTCTTCTATTACTTTAGTACCATGTAGAAATTGATAATATTTATATCTTGTTTCTGATGGTATTTCCGAAGTAATTAACGATGCTACTTTATTAAGCATTTTTACAGTTCTCTTATTTCGACCTTTAAGTATTTTGTTCATCTCTTTCCCTATATTGGGATTACTTTTTAGATGATAACCGCACGCTGGGCATTTGTTCATCCTTAACCTCCTTCTGCATTTCATCGTGAATTTCGTTTAATTTATGATACGCAGGATTGTTTCTATTCTCTCTCATTTTATTGTGAGCTTCTAAAAATCCATCAGCTAATTCAATGCCAACTTCTTCTATAAGCTGTTTTCTGTTATTGGTTTCACATAAATGACTTATCCATGACATTTTTCCCATTTCTCTCTCCTTTACATTTAAAACATATTTTTCTTTCTTTTCCATAGGAAGGAAAATCTACATAATGATATATTTGGTTTTGTCCTTTACCAGTGTTGCTTAAAAGAACATCTTCCCAACACATATTACAATACTTACAAAATTTTATTCTGTTATCAGCGTTTTTTGCATCTTTAGATTTTGTTTCCCACGGACTTTTTTTAACAACATCTCTATTATTTGCCATATTTATATTCTACATCATCGCCTCTATTGTATCTGTCGGCTGTTGTTGGTTCTCCATCAAGGTATGCTTGAGCAATATCCCTAGCCTCTTTTGGTATGTCGCTATGAGAGTAATGATTTACAATTTCTTTTAATCCTTTTTCTAACCAATCTATTCTCATTTGTAATTCTTGCTCTAATGATGTTACTGGTTCTTTCATTTTAATCTCCTATTACTTTAACTTCTGTTCCTATTCCCCATCTTTGCTTACCTAAATAAAAATTTCTATCTTCAACTGGATGATTATCTGCTTTTAATACCAACATTTTAGTTGCAGAGTTTGTATGCTCAACAACAATGGCTTTTAACCCACTACTTGTTTCAACTAATTCACCAACACTAACATCTTGCAAGTAAACAAAACCTGGTGCTGGTTTATATAGAGGTTTATCAATCATCGCAGCTTTCGCAAGCTTGCGGGCCATTCCTATTTTCTTCTTTTGTTTTGTTTCTGGTTTCAATTTCTTTTTCTCCTTGTATTATATCTGTTCTTATTTGAATAAAATCGTGTTTTATTTTATGTGTAAACATATTGTCTATATCGAAATGGTTAGCCGCATCTTCAGTAAGTTGTAAAGCATTAATAACCATTTCTATTTCAGACTTAGTTAGTTTGATTACTGCACTTGATTCTTGATTCATATCTCTTCCTTTTGAAATTTTGAGGGTAGTCTCTTGGGAGAATACGAAGGGAGAGACGAGAGAGAGATGTATATATCTGACTACCCTCGTCTCTAATTTACCCTATTATTCTATACTAACGGAAACCCTTTTTTAATTAAAATGGAACATCATCGTCAAGTTCTTCTTGACTAAGAATATCTCCATCTTCCCAAGGCTCTAAATTACTTACTTTAAACGTAGACCTCTTTTCTTGTTGGTCAACTGGTAAATCTCTAGTTTCCTTAGTTACATATTCTTGCCTTTTTAAATCAACAAGAACAGGTTTTCCGATTACATCTTCTTCTTCGACTAGCATTAATTTCTTAATACCTTTATCATCTTCACATTTGATGCCAAGATTTTCAAGTAAAGCAAAGTATCTTTGATTCTTACTAGCAGATGAAGTATCAGTGAATACCCAAAATCCATTATCATATAGAGTTCTGTCTTTTAAGTGTTCACAACTCGCAGTTGCTTGTCCATCTCCATTCATAATAGGGATTCTATCGCCACTTGAGTCTTTCTTATAGTTGTATCCATCCATTTCCCATAAGTCTTGATTGTAATCTGCAACTTCTGGTGCTACTTTATATGTCATATTGACAACAATAGCTTCGCCTGCTCTTGTATTAACTTCTTTAGTTGATAAAGATGTTATGTGAGCTGGATACTTTCCTTCTTCAGTTGGTAACCAACTATTTACTGCTGTTGAATCAAAAACAGCGTCTAGTGCTTTTGCCATTATTACTCCTTATTTATTGTTTGTTTTAGTTGTTGTGTATTTCTCTAGCAATTTATTGTAAGCAGCTGTGAACTCTTCCATTTTCTTTGATGGTTTTGTTCCAGTTGACCCACGAAAATATAACTTAGGTTCTACAAATTTACCATCAGCGGTTTTCATAAACCTTTTGATAGTTGTTCTGCTTTTAGCAACTAAGTTTTTTTCTTTCATTGCAGATAGAGCTTTCTTACTCAACACTCCACTATCTATGAGGTCTTGAGTATCTTTTTGTGAGACTTTTCCCATTATCTCTCCCTTTTTATTTTATTATTAATGTAAACATCTACCTTAGACTCTAAATCTTCAGGCTGAGGCAGAGGTTGTTCTTCTATTGTGAAAGTGTGAAATGATGGATTAACTGTCAACCTACTATTGTCTTCAGTTTTAAATACCATCATAGGCTTTCCATTTAAGAGTTTAGTTCCTTTATAAACTACTCTCCTAAATTCTTTTCCATCGTTAGTGCCAATTGTATAACATTCTTCTTGCGTAAGAAGTGAATGAATTTCTCCATAATTATTGTTTAGACTTTTCATTTTGTTTCTCCAGTTCTCTCTCTAGTTTTAGTTTTGATGAATTGTAATTTGCAGTATTTATTGCTTGGTCATTTATTAATCCATGTATTTGTTCCATTCTTTCTTCGCTTATTTCACTAGCAACAACAAGAATATCATTCTTTTGTTCATCAGCTAATGTAAGGTCTTCAACTTGATTTCGATAAACATCATCTGCAATATTCATATACATTTGTAATGCTTTCTTCATACAATCAGTATTAGCTGATTTAACATCATTACCTATATCTACAAATTCATTGGTTCCACGCTTCTTTTGTATTCTATGAGCTGCAACCATATCGCCTTCTCTCCACAATCCTTCATCATACCATCTTAACCTGCCATGTACAACGTATGCTTCACTTCCCAATACTTCAGTATCTTGTATTGTCCAAGACCAACCTGGAAAATGTGAATCTGCAAGTTTTCTCATATATCCAATTTCTACATAATCTAATCCCATTTTCTTTTTAATGTATGGTTTAGGTGTTTTTATTCTAGATATTTTCTTATGTTTCTTTGTTATTGCTTCTCTTATTGCATCGGTAGCCTGTAGCATTTGCTCATCAACTACTATTACTTCATTATTATTGCTCATTATTTCTCCTTAGTATTTTGGTTTTTTATCAGCTAATTTACTTGGACATATGCTATAATATTGACAGTACCTACATTCCCAATCTGCGACAGGGACTCCATAAGTAATTTCTGGAATTAACTCTTCTTGAAATCCTTTACCCATGTCTTCTTTAATTTCATAGATTTCTGCCCAATATTCAAGTGCCTTATCTATCCATTCATTGCTGACAATTTGCTCTCTCATTTGTGATGTATTTTTATTGTACCATACAAGATACATATTAATTCTATCTGGTTCGTATGTATGTCTTACTGTTAATGCATAAGTACCTAATTGAAGTTTGTAATTGGTATCACTACCAGCCACTCTATTTTTCTTTAATCCAAACTTAGTAGTCCATTTATATGCAGCTGCTGTTTTATAATCATAGAGATTAAATTCAACTTCTTTTGTATGACTGTTTCTTATTAATTCACCAGCGTCAAATGTTCCTACTACATCTAATGGTTCATATTTTACTTTTTCTTCAATATGAATACTTCTTTTAATAGGACTTTCTGGTAATTGCATATCAGCAAGTTTATCTTCATACATAGACATTGCTTTTTCTAAATCAGAATGTACTAATGTCCCAAGTCTTAGTAACCTAAATGACTTATCATCTTTTTCATCAGATGGAAAATCATAATAAGAATACATTTGTTTTCTATAGCAACTACCTGCAGAAGACGCATGAAAGACATTTTTATCTCTCTCTCTTAATGAATCTTGATGCTTAAGGTAGGAACTATATATGGTTTTAATATCCATTTATCTCTCCCTAAATGCTTCGTAAATTTAATAATATCAAGGTTTAGAGTCAATCGAAATATAGCTGGCGTTGATGCTCTGGGTAGACTTACACAACTACCAGCTTATATTCCTTGCTCAGGTTAGCAAATTTCTGGCCCAACCTTTGTTGTTTTTTTATTTCACGTCAATATTTGAAAATACTAACAAAGTAACTTGTTGGGCCATTTCTTAACAAATACTAAAACCTCCAGATTGCTCACAGAATTTTGCAAAGTCCATTACAAAATCTGTTTCAAATGGATAACTTGTTTCCCAGCTTTCTCTTTTACCTTCTCCATTACATCCATTACAATCCCCTTTAACATATTCATCATTTCTTTGTCCAGTCCCATTACAAGTTGTGCAGTCTATTTTATCCAATCCCTTTAGATAAGCTTCTCTTTCTATTTGATGTTTAAGCATGTCTCCATTTTTATGTAATGTTTTTAGTCTATCAGCGATTGCTAAAGCTTTTTCATTATCTATCTCATGTCCATCATTGTATGTGCCTTTTTCCATATCTTCTTCAATTAGAATATCATCACATACATGACATACATAATCCCATAATGGTCTCCACCACCATACATTTGCTCTAAAGTAATCACCGGGGTTGTTTGATTGATATTCGTCTTGTAGTTGGAAATATTCATTTTTTACTTTTTCTGGTATCTCTTTATTCCAATCTAAATACCCATCTTTTCCATATTGTTTTAGTATTTCATTGTATCTTGTTGGAAATTCTTTATTTACTGTTGGGTTAATGCCACTTAAATCAAATCCCATGTCTCTCTCCTTTTATTTTAATCTATTAATTCATCTAACACATCATTCATTGTCTCATTATTTATATTTATTTTATGTTCTATTCTATGCATTCTATATATCATACTACATTGAAGTAGAATCATCATTAACATTGTAAATTCCCAATATGGAAAATATTCTGTGCTAAACAAAGCTTCCCAGTAATATCTCATTATTGCTCCTTATCTTTTTTGTTATAGGTTTTCATCCATTCAGATAGAAATCTTCTTGCTATATTTTTATCAACTTCAAAATCGTTTTCTATGTAACTAGCAGCTCCGAACATATTTGTTTCACCAGATTTTCTTAATTCTTCAAGATATAAAAATACTTCATTTTTTAAATATTCATAATCTTTTTCTGTAAATGTTGTTTTAATTGCTATCATAATGCTTTCCTTTTAATTTTTTGGGGTGATGGCATACCTGCCAAGCCAACACTAAAAATCTTTAACTTTTAAGTCATTCCTTTTTAGTTATTAATATTTTTACACCCCAAATTATTATTTATAATCTTGGTAGATTTATTTCATAACAATATAAAGTCCCACAATCATCGTCTTCCCAATCTACTTCTTCTAGCCTTAAGTTGCAATGGCCGTGAATTTTTGCTATATCTTCAGTCTTAAGAGGTTTCCAATATCCAATTCTCAGTCTTTTGTTTCCACTTAAACTATCTTTAACGTCAAACTTTTCATATCCATATATTTTTAATAACAACTCCAATTTATTTAAGTCTTCATCATCAAATATATTATTCTCTTTTTTGCATGAGTCATTAACTAATGTATATTTTCCATACTTAGTACCATATTTATTCTTAACATTCTCAGTTTTTATATTCATACCATCTTCATGTTTCAATGTCCAAATTATAGCAGCTAACCTAAAGCATCCGTATCGTTCTAATGCATCTATTGGTGTAATTGATTGACCAGACTCAAGATGTTTCTTTACTTTACTTTTTTGTGTCTCTCTTTTCATTTTTATACTCCTTCTTGAGCAATTCTTTCATCTTCTAACAAAGCATCTGTATCCTTATCTCCAGTTATTACTGGAACATCACATAAATTATCATATCCTTTTACCCATTTTAATGCTTGTATCCATCCATGATTTACTGCCTTTGCTTCCACTTGCTCATCTTTGTACTTTCTTTCTAAGCATTGTGTAAGCTTTATTTCTATATCATCTTTATGCTTTTGAAATAGTTTTTGTTTGCTCATTATTTACTCCTTATATTTATCTCATTTAGTTTTTGAAGATTGATTTTTGTGTGTTCACTTATCTCTTCGGGACTAAGAAAATCGCATGAACAGACTTCATACACATCCATATTATTATAATAATGGTCTACAAGTTCTTCCCAATCCCAGCCACAACTTGGATGCATATATTCTAACCAATCATTTTTAAATTCTTCCATTAACTTGTTTGATAATTGATATTTTTTTTTAATATCAATTAATTGTTTAGTGAATATTTGTTCAATTGAATAATAATCAAACATATTTTCATCATAAATTATACTCGATACTTTACTCATTTATTACTCCTTTATTATTAACATACCATGTTTACCTCCAAATGTATTTACACATGGTTTGCAATTTTTAATTATCTTTTTTGTTATTTTTGTCTGACCAGAAACTCTCATTCCTTTTTCATCAGTTTTTTCATAACAATAAAAACATTCATATACTTTCATTGATTACTCCTTATTAAATATTAGGGCACTGCCAAGAGGATGCGGAGCTCTTTATACCTTAGATTGTAGTTGTGGGTATAAGATGACAGTGCCCATATTATCAAGCCTTTAGCCTTTTGAGCTAAGTTCTCACAAGTTCTCCTCTTCCACCAATGCAATGCATTGTGCTATTAATACGCCCAATCTAGTTAACACAAGTTTCTATAGTCATCGTATTACTTTTATTGTTTGCTTAGGTTTCCTCCAATAGCATTATTGTGAGCCCTTTCGGTTTTACTTGTTAGGCTTGATTAAATATTTGTAAAGTTTTATCAGTGGAAAAACACCCGCTAGGCAAAAAACCTTAAGCCTTTATGTAGCATGCTGAAAGGCTATGTTGTTACATTATCCTATAATAGTTAATGTTTTTACATCTTTTCCAAATCTTCTTTCTGGTACTTCATCATCTTTAATAGAATCAATCTCATCTACCCAGAAGTCTGAACCACAGCAATCGCAAGTAGATGAATCAAAGTCATATCCAGTCTCTTCTTTAAAAATTTCGTTAGCTCTCCAATAATCATCTGCAATTATATATATTACATAATATGGTGTTTTCATGTACCCACCACCAAAGGTATCTGATATTCGATAAATGAATTTATTTCTCCTTTTGTTTTATTATTTCTATAGCTTTATCAATAGTCTCTATCATCATATATCTAGCATCAGAGTCACCTCTAACATAATCAAATGCAGTCTTCATACTATTAATTAAATCTTTCATTTTAGATAGGTTTCTAACAACCTCTTCATCATACATTATATAATCTTTTGTCATTATAAACTCCAAGTTTAAAAGTCCCGTCTTACACCTCATCGGATGTATGATTTCACCGACTGTTGGACGCGGGTATCGACCTGTGTCGTAAATTTTGCATAGACCACTCTACCTATGATGAGGTGGCAACCTGTCCTATCTATGCTTTAGACATTATTAATCCTCCTTTTTATCTACCAGGCTTACGATGCTTTGGCATTATTTTAATGCGACCATGAGGTATCTCTACCACAGTTACAGCACCTTCCATATATATCTTGCCAATAAGGTCTGGCACACTTTCTTGTAATTCTTTAATTGTTACCATGTTTTTCCTTTTTTCTTGAATTGTTAATATTATTAATTACTTTATATGTATGATTCATTGAATCTATATCTCCATATACAAAATCATTTTTACTCATTATTTACCCCTCTAGTTAATTGCTAATAAAAATACGACTGTTGCTACTCCATATACAACAGATACAAAAAGAAAACTACACAATAATACCATTAAAGCATTGTGTAATAAATTTATAAACCTTACCATGATGACTCCTATTTATGTTTATTAAAAGATAATGGTGGCAAACTACCACTAACAATACCACCATGCTTTACTATTACATCCATTACAACTCTTGCTGGTACTCCATAATAAACCCAATTCCAATCAACATCTCCAGGTGGGTAAAACTCTGGTATATACCAGTTACCATTTTCGTCTTTATCTGCACATTCATGCCAAGGTATTAGCAAATCTTCTTTAACAGATGGGAAACCACATTCAAGATGAGTGTAATGTACATTTATTACTTCTTCATTAATTCCATATTTTTCTTGAATATAATCAGGTAATGATTCATTTGTACCTTCATCTCTTAAGTTTTGATTTACTGGTGGGTAACACTTATGCCCCTCACTAGCTTGTACGCTAAATTTAAAACCATCAACACATACTATATTTTTACGAAGTCTACCTTTTTTCATTATTTACTCCAATTCTTTTAAAGGGTCAACATAGTCAATATGAATCATGCTGACATCATCAACAGAAATCACATTATTATGTGGCCCAAGTACATGACCTAAGTCTTTTAAAGCTTGCATATAACCTGACATATATTGAACAGCATACTCAAAAGTGCCTGACACTTCAAGTGTATTTATTGCTTCTCGATGTGTATTATCACCAAGACTTATTTTAAAATAGTGTTTGTTCATTGTAACTCCTTATTTATTCACAGTTAATGCCCAAGTTAATGCAAATATGGAAGATAATATCCCAATGCATAGAGT